ACCCCATCAAGTTCTTCCCTCCGCCACCAACCACTCCCCACACCACCAACCCCCTCACGAAGTGAGGGGTTGGTGGTGTGGGGAAAGGCTGTGGTTGGGGGTCGGGAAGAAGGTCGGCGAAAATCGACGTATAACAAATGGAGGTCAGCGACCTAAAGTATTGGGCTTGGTCAGTCCAGCTGTTATAAGTTGCATCAGTATTTGTTGGGAAGTTCGGTTGTTAGTTATACCGGAACCGACATTCAGTTGGTCCGGCACCTTAACGGCTTTAAGCCGAGGAGATCATAACTTATGGCACAGCAACTGAAGAAGAACGGCAAGAAGATCCAACTTAAGAACCCTAATGCTCCAATATCAGCAAGACAAGGTTCGGCTATATTTAAGATGACCAGAGTTGACGTAAGGTCTTGTGATGAGGAGCTAACAATGCAAGAAGCTTCCGACCTATTAGGTTCGTTAGTCGGCCTCTATGAGAGAAAGGGGCTCCCTAAGAAAGATGATCGGAGCATTACTGTTGATCAGTTCAATGGAGCAGTCAACAGTATTAGGGAGCAGCTTATAGCAGCTGGAGGGACTGACAAACAAACTACTAAGACGGTAGCCCAAAAAGAAGCAGAGCCAGCAAGGGTTAGTCGTTTTAAGGTCGAGGTTGAAGCAGTTGAGAAAACTGCGAAGCAGTTGAAGAAAGAGGCTGCTGATAAAGAGTTGGATGAGCTTGAAGCATTAGGGTCAGCTGAAGAACAGTTGGAAGCTGAGGCTGATGAGTTGTTGAAGGAGGCTGAGCTTAAAGAAGAGCTTCAGCCAGTTGTAAGCTTTAATGGTCGAAAACGTTCTTAAGTAGTTAGGACAGACCATTAATAATAGCTGCCCCCTTCGGGGGGTGGCTATTTTTTTTTATTCTTTTTTTTTTTGTTTTTATGCTATCTGTGTAAAAATGTCCTACCGGAACCGACAGTAAGCAGCAGCAGCATCCGATGTACACCACCCCACCACCCCTCACACAGTGAGGGTGGTGGGGTGGTGGTAATGGCGAACGACGCCGACCATACTTTAATCAAGGGAGAATAGCTTATGGCTATGCCAAAGATTTCGGTTGTTAACATCAATGGAGACAGAGTAGATGTGCCCAATAATGTCTGGCTTGAGATCTCTGAAGCAAAAAGAGTTGATGACGATTCAAGGGATGTTCGCTCTTTGATTAGGTCAGATGAAGTAGACCGTCGGATGTATTCTATGTTGGACACAGAGATAGACTACAGTGATCTCGACAGAGAAGAATTGACCAAGGCCGAATTTAGGCGGGAGGTCTATAAGGCATTAACGGAACTGAAGCAAAGGCGGGAGATCATAGAAAAAAATAGGAGCGACAGATTAAAAGTAGCGGTTGAAGATGTTATGGAGATGGTTAGACGGAAGGAGTAAACATGAGTAAAGAACCAGAAGGGATCTCAGTTCGTGTCTTACCTAACGGTAAAGTATTGATTGTCAGCTATGAAGGTGGCAGAGGACCGTTCGTTGTAGCCGCAGTGTATCCAACATCTGCAGTACAGATAGCCTCCCAACTCATTAAGGCAGCCAAGTTTCAATCTGCCAAGTGGTCTACTAAAATCCCCGACGATTACAGGCTTAAGGTTAAGGAGGTTCAATGATGTCACGTAAACTTCTTACCGACAAGAGCTTCATTTACAGCGTAGTTTCTGCTGAACCAGAGCAAGAGTGTGATGATATTGAAGATAGCGATTACTTTATATCCATGCCCCTATGGTATAAAGATTGTGGATTTAATTCTGTGGTTCCCAATCTCTGGGAAACCGAATATGATGATGCTAACATAAGAACACTAACCCTTAAAGAAGAAAGGTAACATGCTATGAGCTTTGTTTGCTACGAGACCGATGATCACTGGGAAATAGGTTGGGAATCAGGTATAAAATTAGCAGGGGTTGCAGATTTAATACATCACAACGAAGGGGCAACCCCACTAGATAAAACCGTAGCTTGGATGGGTGTTGCAACTGCTGACTCCCAACAAAAAGCCTTTGAGATCTGCAACTACTTGAATGGTGGAATGCCATCAGTAGGCATGGACTTATTAGATAAGCTAACAAATAGGCTGTCGTTTAATAATAAGAAATGAAAGATATAGATCCAAAATTACTGGATAGACGCTTAGAACCTCGGCGTCTATCCAGTAGGCTCACAAGCAATTCATGCACAATCGGTGATGTTTGTAACCATATAGGCACATATCACTGGAAGGAAATCGACGCCATTATCGACCTCTTGAATGATTACAGATATTGGTCATGCATAAATTCACGCGTACCGGAACCGACGGGAAAAGTAAATGGCAAAGTACGACTTCAAGCCGAAGACAAAGCTATCTCATAAACGCTTTGATGAGGCTTCACAGTTTGACGGAGACGGATGGATCAGTGCCGACAATCTCGAATGGATATGCCCACACTGTAATAGCGGGGCCGATGATCCAGAAGAAGCTCGGTTCACTGCACATCTGGCACAATGGTATGAATGGGACATTGATGGATTGGGCGAACGCCGAACAAGATACGGTATCGTATCCATCGACTCCCCAAAAGCAGGAGATAAAGTAAAGTGTCGCAGCTGTAACAAGGAGTTTAAACTCAAAAAGAAAGGCACAAAACGTGGCAAAAGCTAAGGCAAAGAAAGAAGAGACTGCTACAACACTGAACATTCATGATCCCAATTATCATTACGCAGAAGTGCGAATCAAAGGTGTGACTCCATTACTCACAGACAGAATGACTGAAGAAGCTATTGCAAAGATCATGGGAGACGCTGAAAAGACACCCAGAGGTGCCAAGAAAGCTCGTGATCGCAATAAAGAGTATGAAGATTCAACGTATCGATTGGAGTCACATCAGTTTGGCTATCAAGAAGGGGGCGAAGAGACTACGGGAACCTTCGGATTTCCAGCCAGTGGCTTTCGATTGGCATGTAGAGATGCCGCCAGACTCATTGATGGTATCGCTATGACCGAAGCGAACCATGCCTTCATCCCTCTTGATGAGCATGTTCCCTTGGAGTTCTCCACTCGTAAGATACGGCTTGATAAAGTAGGTGGCACTACACCAAAGAATCCACAGACAGTAACCGTTCGTGCTGAGTTTCATGATTGGAAATGTATATTGCGCTTTAAGTTTAATGCTGACTTTCTAACAATCCACCAGATCTGTAACCTGCTACAACATGCTGGTAATTCTGTAGGCGTTGGTGCTTGGAGGGTTATCAACAAAGGATTGCATGGACAGTTTGAAGTTGAAGATGTAAAAGTTATACCATAACATGCCAACTTTTAAAATTAAGTTTCTTAATGCCAGCTCCACACAAGGAGAGCTTGAACGAAGAAGCCGAATCTTGGACGTATGGAGAAAGATTGATAGAGTATGGTGGCGTGAATCCGCTACGACCAAAGGTATAGACGAGATCGACAGGGATCTGAGAAAAATTATTGAACAATTTAAAGATTTAGAAGAGCTTGTAACTTGGGCCAACCCGACCGTGGAAGGGGAAGTTCCAGAAGATATAATATGCGCTATTAAAGAGTTAGAAGAAGCAAGAAAAAATATAAGAAATTTCTATGGATTGCCAACCTAAGGCTAAGCATTGCTTGGCAATGTATTGCTGCGTGGAGTATAGCACAGTCCACTGCGCCGTCGAGTTGGGCGCGACACAGTATAGCACAGTCCACCGCATGGTCTGGCCGAGTTGAGCCCGGTACGGCACAGCATAGTCCACGGCAGGGCAAGCCCTATCCCAGTCCGGTACGGCACAGCATAGCACAGTACGGCACAGCATAGCACAGTACGGCACAGCATAGTCCACGGCAGGGCAAGCCCTATCCCAGTCCGGTACGGCACAGCATAGCACAGTCCGGAGCAGGGTAAGGTGGGGCTCTCCTTTGTTCAGCATCGCCTACAGCATGGCCTGCCATGATAGCACAGCACAGTCCGAAGCAGTGCCTGTCAAAGTGGTGCATTGTATAGCACAGCACAGTCCGTGGTAAGGCGGTGCCCGGCAAAGTGGTGCGTAGTTCGGTATAGTTGTGCATTGTGTAGCGTAGCACAGTCCATGGCAATGCGCCGTCAAGCAATTCAGAGAGCGGCCCGGCCCAGCACAGTACAGTCCGGCGCACGGCTAGGTTAGGCCCAGCACAGCACAGCACAGTACAGTCCAGAGCAGGACTAAGTCTGGTATGGCACAGCACAGTCCAAAGCAGGGCGTAGAGGAGCATAGTTGGGTTCTGCGTGGTATGGCGTAGCATAGTACAGTCCCTTGCACAGCACTCTCCAGTAAATTGCAGCAATTCCCAGTATAGCACAGTCCCTTGCACAGCAGGCTACAGCAAGTTGCAGCATAGTGTGGCTATGCAGTAAGCAGCAGCAGCATCAAGATGTACCCTCCTCCCCACCACCCTCACGGAGTGAGGGTGGTGGGGAGGAGATGAATGCTCGCCGCCGACCGCCATTAAAAAGGAAAGGAGAAGCATGAGTGACAAGCAGGATGAAGTTGAGCCAACTGAGATTAGGTTGGCCACAAGAGGACAAACTTTCGGCTTGTTTAAGTTCACTCAAGTAGATGTCCGTGAGCTTAAACCTGAGCTGGAATTCGATCAAGCGTCTTTGTTGATGGGCAAGCTAGTGGATTTGTCCGAAGACAAAAAGGCGAGTGATATAAGTACGGCTGAGTTTGACCACGCCATTGACAAGCTCCGCACTCAATTGATTGAGCAAGGTGGAGTTGACAAGCGTGATGGGAACAAGAAGTACAGGAAGTCCACGGAGTTTACAACCACTCCTGAAGTAGCTCGCTTTACAGTTGACGTAAATGATGTTTAGCGTAGTTAACCCTTAACATGGAGAAAGAGAATGCCACGAGTATTCTTGATTAACAACGATGGCGGCGGTTTCGCTGACTACGTTGAGACCGGCGATGGGACAACCATCGATCAATTCTTTGCTTCCCAGATGCAAGGGCAGCGTCCAGATGGATATATGATCCGCGTTAATCGGGATCAGGTCCAAGCTTCCTATGAGTTGAAGGAAGATGATCGTATATCCATTACTCCCACTAAGGTGGAAGGGGCTTTGAATTAGAATGGCAAAGGCCGCTCTTCCAATTACGCAAGAGCTGGCTGGCTGGATCTACGAGTGCTGGATGAAACCAGACACTCGTAGATTTGTCCGCTTAGAACAAGAAGCTCTTGCCGCAAAACAATTCAATCACGAGCCACATGACGCACCAGAAGCTTATCCTAGTACACGTTGGATTCTCATGCATCAATCTCTTAATCGATTGCGGGATAATTCTCGTGATAGTTTTAAAAAGCTTGTAGATAATGAAAATGAGCTGCCATTTTTTCTTGCGGCAGCTCCCGCACATAGGCATAGCTTAATTGACGTTGATGTTTCAAGATTGAAATATATACATGATGACCTTGTAACTATCCTACAGAATTATGAAAGCGCATTCCTCGCCTCTATAGAGGACTTAAAAGTTAAGCCGTATCCTGAATGGAAAGCCAACCTTAAGAGCTTTTATCATGGAGAGGCCCCTGTAGTTCTACCCGGCACCAGTCCATTTTGGACAGAGGATCATACGACCTCTCGACAGTTCTTTTATGACGAGTTAGTAGCTCTTGAGAAAGAATTTGGTGAGGTCTACGTAACAACAGAGGCACCTTCGGCAAGTGAGCCAAGCGCCTATGAGCTAATGCAGGGAACATTTAGTGTGATCACCAAAGAGCCTGTTGTATTTGATGATCCCAATGACTTACAAGAAACAATTGATTTGGGGAAATTTGAAATACATTTCCGCTCTTTCTATGGGATTGACCGCTCGCCAAGGACAGATCCTCCACTAGTTCGTGCTATAACTCCCAATTATCCAATTGATTCTGACGATGTCACACATCCTAATGTGAGTGACCATGTAATATGCATGGGGAATGCAGCAACGGCCTTGGGTAATGCCTTATCTGAACAAAGATTTACCGATGCAGCCCTGCTAATAAACAGCGTCCTCTTTTATGATGGAGAAGTAGAAAGTCCTTATAGGTCATTATCGCGTTGGCATGGGACCGGTAAGAGTTGTACCGAATGCGGAGTGACTATATATGATGAGGACTATTTGCATTATTGTCAGCAATCGGGATGTGAAGATTCAATATGCGGTGATTGCACATGGACCTGCTCCAATTGTGATGAAATTTTCTGCAGTTATCATGTAAAAACTTGCAGTCACGATGGGGTAGATGAATGTTATACTCCCGAAAGTAGATTTTGTGATCGCTGCCTCAGTGCACATAATGCAGAAGTCCTGTTTGCACTAGCAGAAAAACGACAAAATGAGCAAGACCTTGAGGCTGAGGAAAATGAGAGTCCAATATTTGGAGCTTCAGGTCAAACCACAAATGAATTAGAATCCGCTACAGCATTATCAGAATATCAACCTCTTTAAAGAAAGGATAGCATGGCACTTCGATTACGCATGGCTCCAACAGCATGGGCAAAGCTTCGGTATATGTGCACTTTGTCCGATACTGAAATAGGAGGATTTGGAGTAAGCTCTACCGAAGATCCACTACTGGTAACAGAGTTTCACCTGATTAAACAAGAGTGCACCGCAGCAACAGTCGAGTTAGATGATGAGGCATTGGCTGAATATGTTGAAGATCAAGTTGCATCAGGACGCCATCCAAGTGAATGCCTTCGTATTTGGATACATACCCACCCCAGTAAATGCACGACTCCCTCTAGTACAGACTGGGAAATGTTTAAAGAGAAGTTTACTGACTGTGACTGGTCATTAATGGCTATCATGGGATCAGATGGTGATACAAGTGAGGGGCATTTGTGGATAACACATCCAGATTGTGGCTTCATTACGCTCCCTTCAATAGAAATTGAATGGAGTTTGCCAATTACACAAGCTAATCCTAATGATTGGGCAAAAGAATTAGAAGAGAAAGTAAGCACTGTCACCAGATCATTCACAACTATTACCTCTTCTAATAAAAATAACTTTAGCTCATATGATTTTGGCCAATACAAGGGTTATCATGGGGAGAATTTTAAGACAGGCAATAGCATAACTAACTCAAAAGCTGAGGAGGAAGACTACTTTGGATCAGATGGAGACGACGGATGGGATCATAGGGGCTACGCTGTCTGATGTATCCTCTGTTGAAGCTGTTAAGACGCAAGAGTTAACACGAGATGTTAGACAAAAAGAATTAATACCACCTGATAGGCTGAAGGAAATTGAAGCTCATGTTATTGGATGTGGTGCTATAGGTAGGCAAGTAGCTTGTATGCTGTCAGCTATGGGAGTTCCATCTATTAGCTTGACCGACCATGACTCCATTGAGGTGGTTAATTTGGGACCGCAAGCATGGTCTACGGAATTTCTTGGGCAGTATAAGGTGCTAGCAGTAGCTGAAAATCTACAGATGATCAACTCAGCCACAGATGTCAAGACTAATACGTCTCGATGGAAGTCGTCCATGCTTAGAGAACATAGCGGCCCCACAGCTGTATTCTGTTGCGTAGATTCCATTGATACCCGTAAGCATATATGGATTAACAATAGAAGAAACTTTGATTTCTGGTGTGACGGTCGGATGGCTGGCGAAGTGTTGCGAATAATCACTGCATGGAATGAAAACCATGAATCTTTTATGAATTATCCAGCTACTCTGTTTTCAGGGAGCGAAGCATTTCAGGGAGCCTGCACTACACAAAGCACTGTGTATAGTGCTTCATTAGCAGCAGGTTTAATGGTGTCTCAGTTTGCCAAGTGGCTACGAGATGCTCCAATAGACGCTGACTTGACCTTTTCTATAGGATCTGGAGAATTAACGCCAACTATTTTAGAGGAGAATCAAGATGTCTGAAAGACAATCCACAGTAGATAAATGGCTTTCAATTGTTAGTCTCACGAAAGATGAATTGCCTTGGTCTGTAGACCTAGGGAAAGAAGATGGCGAGATATATCTCATCTACCGCCACTTTGGTTCAGAAGGGCAGAAGATGGAGACAACGTTGGTCGTTACGCATGTATTGGAAGAAGAATTAGATCGGTGATTTTTACTTGTCAAGCATTAACTTTATAAGTATATTTTGATTTAGAGGGGAAGAATTTTTTGTTGAAACTGCGTGTCTTAAGTTGATTATATAGGTCCAACTCTTCATGTCACCTATATTATCCCTAACCCCTCATCAACTTAGACACGCAGTAGTTTTAACCGGAACTTAAAATGTCTATTAAAGAATGGGTTGTCCGTAAGCCCAAGAATAAAGATGGAAACTATACCTATGTAGTAGGCGTAGACGGAGTAGTAGTTTTGTTTGAAAGCCGTGATCATGCTGAAGCATTTAAAAAAATGGGAACCGACAATAAGGCTCATGAAATTATATCTTTAGAGCAAGCCAAACAAGAAGACCCGTCATTGATTCTAATAATTGGCTCACAATTAGCAAAGACAATAGCTGATTCAGTTAAAGAAGAACTTAATAAATTATTCCCTGAGTTTGAACCAGAATTAATAGAAGCAGATGGCATTATAAATACCCCCGCCGATCTTGATTCAGCAGGGATTCAAGCTGGACAATGGTGTATCGCTCGATACGGCCCTCTTGAAGAAGACGGCACTGATTTATGGGGGATCTGGTCTTCGCAAGATGAGTTTCAAATAATACCCAACAAAACATTTGCCGATAAAATCTGTCGCAAGTTTAGTGCATCTGATAATACTAGTAAATTTAAAGTAGTCGCTCTTGAAGATTCATTTGAATTGCTTTCCACTCAACCGACCATAGAAGAATGGGAAGAGCAACATGCACCTTGGACAATAGAAGATTTACTTAATGAGTTAGAAAGAGAATGAACTATGGATGGGGGAAGTCGGGTTTGTCGGTAAGTATTCTTACTGGCTTACCTGTTCCAGTAGATTCTTCTACCGGAACGGAATCTAAATCCAAAGAAATAGTAATTTTGCCCCATGGAGTAGGGCATACTATAGTTTCCTTAACCTTTGGACTCCACCCAGAAAATACAGATAGGAATTTAGAGATCGTTTGACGCATGTGAGAAGTCATCCCTTCGGGCACCTCAACCATGGTATCCTTGGTTCTGAATGGATCAACAGGCTCTCTTCCATTACGTCTATTACGAAGTTCTAATCTTGTCCACGACCCTGCTATAGCAGCCTGAAGCCATTCTTCTCGTTGCTGTGGGGTTGGCAACCCAGCTACTTCAAGGTGATGGGACCAACTAATACCCTCATCATTAAAGTGGCGTGTCTCAGGAGGGAAAACCCTTGATACCCAAGAGAGATTGTATAAATGTTGTAATGATTTGCCAGTCTGATCGCAGAAATGTTCATACCTATTCGGCCATCTGCCCTTGGCATAATTCAATAGATCTCCAATAGCCCAATTAATCCATCGTTCCATGTGGAACAGCAGCGAAACATCTTCGTTGAATTGATCCCAACTCATATCGACAGGGGGATAATACCCTCGCTCGTCAAGATGACCATGAAGTCCATGCGTCAATGGCTTCTGGTCAACCAGAGACTGCATTGTTGTATCTGGTTGATAATGCTTGGGTTCTAAGGGAACTTCTTCTGGTAAGAGTTGTTCTGCTGCGGGGCGTTTAAGGGACGTATTCATGCGAATAAAAAAAGGATATTCATCTATTCAAGTCAAGCTTTTTCTCTTATTAGCAGGAGGGATTTGCTTGTTAACCATTCATCATCTGCTAAGAATGTGGAGATAACATGGCAACAGTGGCTATACCAAGACAAGAGTGGGATCATCACCCGGCAGGTCAACATGAAGGGTTCTTCTTTGCAGTTGAAGAGCCAAGAGAATTCGAAACTCAATGGGGACCGAAGGTAAAACTCCCACTTAAAATTGAAAGCAGCACATCGTTTCGTGATGATGGTCAGCCTTACATCATAACAATATGGGACACAGTAAGTTCTGCTCCCAATTCAAATCTTCGACAACATCGTGAGAAGGTTCTTGGAAGAGAGCTTACTGCAGATGAGTCAAAGGCAACCGAATTTGACCCCGTAGAAGAGTTCGTTGCTGTTCGAATTGGCTATGTCGTAGCCCATAGACCTAAGGCTGATGGCTCTGGAGATATAACATCTTTCATTGAGACTTTTTGGAGGCTCGAAGATCAAGGGGAGAAGCCAGAATCAAAGCAGAATAGATATGACGACATCCCTTTGAAGCCAGAGAAGTCATCTGCTGCTAAAGAACAGTTAGATAAACTGTTCGGACCCACTGAAGAAGTGACAGAGGAGGAGCTTGCAAAGGAGGAGCCAAAAAAGAAAAGCTCTACTCCTACCAAGGCTGACCTAATCAAACAAGCTATACATGCAGAAAAGGTAATTGAATTAGAAGAAGCGCATATTCCTAAGTGTCGTATGAAGTTCATCGAAACAGAAGACTTAGAGTCTGCAACGGTCGCCCAACTTAAAGAATATATCACGCAAGTTAAAGGGTTGGCGCCTCCCGGTACAGATTTTTCGTTTGAAAATGATGATTTACCATTTTAAAAAGAGAGAAATTATGGATACAGTATCAAAAACGTATCAGATGTTATCACAAAGTAGCACAACAAACTCTTTATCCCGAGAGGATTTTCTTGTGTTTACTACGAAGGAACTGGAAAGAAGGCAGAAGCTTAGAAGTATTTACCCCCCTTTCTTAGAACCAATTATGTTTGTCAGACAGGATCATACATGCTCTCCTGAATACCTTAAGGAATTAAGGTTATGTATGGGCCTCCCCCTTACTGCCATGGCTCATGTGATAAACTTTGCCCCTGATTTTATGGGGCACTATGAAAAGGATCGCGACATAAAACTTAGTCCTTCCTTACGTAAAAGGATTGAAGCAGTGGGCAAGGAGTATGCAGAGACAGGGGTTAGACCTAAGATTGATATGTCCCAAAAGCCATCAAGAAATGCCACATATGGACCGGGCTTTCATAAGCTTCGCAAGAAACAAGAAGCTGAAAGAATTAAATCTAAAAGTCATATTAGTGAAAAGTCTATTAAAGACTTTACAAAAGATGGGAACTGGTCAGTACTACCTACAACAACGTACCATCCTCAAAGATCTAAAGCTATAAAAGAAGAGTCCAAAGAAAGGTCGCAAGAGTATCACGCAAGAAATGAATTAACAAGTGATTACAGCAAGGTCAGAACCTTTATGGAGACCCCACTTGTGTACGTACTATTTGGAGTAGCATGTTATGCTGTCGGTGCTTGCTCTGTTATTATTATTAACGCCTTCTATCGCTGAGGGTACATATGGGGGTGTGTTTTAGCGTACGTGCCAACGCTACCAAAGATCCTAGAGGGCAGCTATCGGGTTGGATCACAACTTATTCCCTGTACTGCGGACACACCTTCATCCCCCCCCTCTCCACTCAGGGTCACACCCGACCCTTAGCTCCGACCAGCTCCTCAGCTTGGTCCCCAATGAAACAAGTAATACTATGTACCGTTTAAGTGACAGCAGCCTGTCTACTTCTGGCTCACAGGGCAGATACATACGGTTAGCCCATCGGATGGATACTGCCCGACTACAGTGGTCAAGTCCCTACAGTGACTGGTTTTTGGGGCTAAATAAAAAAGCCCATCGGGGTCGCCTGTAGGTTACCATAGATTGAATGGAAACGGAAACCCCCCGATGGGCTAAAGCTCAGCCGGTTTCGGGGCCTTTATATTCTATATAATCTATGGTAAAATCCTGCAAGCGGAAGGGAATCTACTCGACCTGAAAAATCTGTCAAGGGAAAATATTTCCTACACCCCTCCCAAGGTGTTGACATTATCAAGCATACTCTTGTTATTAGGGGATAACAAAATCTAACCGGGCGCTGAAATGAAGCTTCACGAAATTCCACTACGCAATCATGATCAACCTTTCATTGTATCTCAAGAGGATGCAGAGATAAGAATTTTATTAAACTGGCGACTGCATAGGGATGGGTACGTCATTCGGTATGAGCAAGACAAAGAAAAGAATAGAAGTAGAGTAATCTTTGCCCATCGAATCATAGCCAGTAGGATGTTAGAGAGGCCGCTTGTATCATGGCCTAATGAAGTTGTGTCTCATATTAATAAGAATCTATTAGATTGTTCGAGACACAACCTACGGGTAATTACTATGGGCGAAGCGGCTACGGCTCGTAGTAGTTTAAGTACAAATACAAGTAGTATTTATAGAGGAGTCAGTTGGAATAACGTCAACAAAAACTGGGTATCCTATATCAAATTGAATGGCATACAAATACACTTAGGATCATACTCTTCCGAGGCAGATGCTGCACTGGCATATGATGTGGCAGCTAGGGTAGCCTTTGAAGATCTAGCTCAATTAAATTTTCCCGAACAAGAGGAAAGAAATGAGTGAAAAGAAAAAGAAGAAGTGGACTAAAGAAGCGCATGCTTTAATGGATAGTAGCTATAAAAGAATGAAGCTTGAGTATGCGGATATAGCTGACATCATTTACCCACTTCAATATGAATATGAAGAGGCGGAAGTCATCGCAGCTATCAAGTCTCATGTAATGGACGCCAGAGAAAGAGACAATTCTATCGTAGGTAAATGGCCCCCCAGCACAGCAGATCTTGTGTGGCACTTAAGGAACATGAGGAAAGAAGAGTCACGACTAAAGAAAGAAAAGGCTTTCCAACCTGTTGCCATCCCACAAAGTAATGTTATATCTCTTCATGTCCCCGGTCACATGAAGAGATATTTTAAGCACGACCACGTAGAAGTTTACACAAATAAAAGTGCTGAGAAATTTGTCACTTGTTCTATCTGTCATGACACAGGAAGGGTAAACTTTTACAGGGATGGAGTGTCTTCTGACATGAGTGATCAAGTAGATGTATACACTAAGCAAGAGTATCTTGACATGTCAGAAGCTGCTGTAAAGATGCTCAAGCTAACTGCATTACAATGTGTATGCGGCTGCGATAAGGGCGAAGAGCTATGGGCAGCCTTCAAGGGCAAGCCCAAAAGGCCATGGCACATTCAGCAAGTAGAACGCTACGCACATAACCGAAAGATAAGGGAGGCAATATCCGTCAAATCTGACGGATAGTCAGTCAAATCTGACGGATACTTAAAAAGGAAGCGGCTTGGAGCAGGGGATTACAGGTTCCCATCGGTTGCCGTAGAGGACGAGGTGTCTACGAAGGGAGTAGCAGGGCCTCAAGGGGGGCTCTGCAAATGCCGCATGAATAGATTCTGGGGAGCATCTATTCGTGTTAGCAGTAGACATACGGGAGATACTACGGCACGCTCCAAGCCGCACTAATTATGAACGATAAAACACAACGCATTATTATACCCGGAGAACCCACGCCTAAAGGACGGCCACGTATGGCCGTTACTAAAAGCGGTAAGCGTATAACGTATACTCCAGAGCGAACTAAAAAGTTTGCCGAACGAGTGGAGAAGTGGGCGCTAACTCAAAAGGTTAAGAAGATGGATGGCCTATTGCGTGTAGTCATATGGTTTTGGATTAAGAAACCGAACTCATGGAAGGTTTATGACGTTGACAACCTTGCTAAAGGCATCTTAGATCCATTAAATGGATTGGCATGGGGGGATGATAAGCAGATAGTAGATCTCCTGTGCTTTAAACGAACAGGTATTGATGATCCATTGACAGATATTACTATTACGCCATGGAAAGAAGATGAAAAAGAAAGGGATTACTTACCCGAACTTCCTGTGTATATGAAAGGAGTGGCTTGATGTTTGAATATCCTGCACAGATTTATCACATCGTAGATGGAGATACTGTAGATGCTGTATTGGATTTAGGTTTTAAAGTACAGACTCGACAGCGCATTCGACTTTGGGGTATTAACACCCCGGAAAGTAGAACCCGAGATCTTGAAGAAAAGAAAAAAGGGAAGGCAGCTACGGCAAGATTAACTGAGCTACTGGCAGCAGCCAGTAATCAATGTGCCGTGACCAGCAAAGAGTATGGTAAGTATGGTCGGTGCTTAGGCATACTATGGGTGCCGCTGACTTACATACAGCCCTTGCTGGCAGAGGTAGGCCAGAACATGATAGAACAAATGAAGAATTCTACAGAACATGAATTTGAGGACGGCGCAGCCGTAAGCTTAAATCAATTACTAGTTGTCGAAGGACACGCGGTAGAATATCATGGAGGGAAAAGATAGGAACTATCAGATACTATCAACCCAAGAGCCCGTCACATTAAAAACTGACTGGGAACCATATGGTTCTTTCAAGGGGAGCGCACGTAACAACAACCCCAGATGTTCTGTTAAGGAGTGCGCTAAACCTGCACGGCATGATGGCCTCTGCTTACCGTGCTATTCAGAGTTAAAGAAGAAACCATCATGGAAGTATTGCCAGATCACTGAAGATGGCAAGAAGTGTGGGCGCAAACTACACTCGCACAAAATGTGTCAACACCACGCTGATAAAGTAAGGCGAGCTAAGAAGCGCTAGTTCACCAGCCTACTACCGGACTTCTTAAGCCCCTCTTCTAATCCAAATCGTTGTATTCTCCTCCGAACTTTTCTTCGCAACAGACTGCTAACTTCTTTTCTCTTATACCTCTGAGACCTAACAATAGCATCGACATCGACCGATGTAACAGACAGGCCAAGCGCCTCTCTAAAGAGCTGATCTTCTGCGCGTCCTTGTGCTGCCTTATCAAGAAATCTCAGTGCCTTACCGGCAGGTGGCACCATGGTCTTAATAGCATACTCCATCTTCTTACTGATGGGCAACTCGGATGGTTCTCCAAAGAGGTCGATGACCGCCGGCTCTCCTGCGAACTGTTCAATGGGAGACTCCAAAAAGAAATCATACCCTTTGTCTATCGCCAATGCTCCCCAGATTTTTAAGAAGGGACTCATCTGAGAAAGCATGTCCTTATAATTCAGACGATTTAAATCTTGGAAGGGAAGATCTTGCGATAGATAAACAGGCTGGCCGTCATTTTGCCACGGCAATCTCATTGCGTTCACTTCATCAAAGTAATCTGGAGTCGGAATCTTTCCATTGTCATCAGCCAAGGCATTGGACATGCCTTCCACTTCTTCCATAAACTTAGGAATCTTAGCGTAGAATTCAGGCCGCTCTATTAACATTTCTATTTGAAGAGGAATATTTTTCCGCATCCAAGTATAGAACGGAATAATTGTCTTCATAACATCTCGCTCAAAGGGCGTTAATTCATTGTAATCAAACAAGAATCTCTTAACGCTCTGGCCTGCCTCCTCAAAGCTATTTCCGTCTTGCCATTTTTGAATAAAGTGAGCCCACCGTGCGTTGTTTTCAAAAGCATGACCAATAGCTTGGTTCCATTGGACTAGGTTTCTTCCCTTTATAACCGGACCGCCAGTAGCGGCCTTAATCCTTTCTTTAATTGGAACCTCTAGGCCATACTTTTTCTGGTATTTCTTTTGTGAACTTTGGATAAGAGCCTTAGCCGTAAGAAGCTCCTCTGGATTTGGTTCAGTGCCACGACCTAATACCCTTCGCATCACCTCTTCTACATTACCATCGAACTGTGCTCCGGACTTTTTAATATCTTTATAAACTTCTTGGAGATTGACTTGCAATCTTTCAAATGGCCCCTCTAATACCTTCAGCGCACCATGAGGTTTGATCCCTTTGATCACAAGATTCTCTAAAGCTTCAGCAAACTTCTCCTCTTCGTCTACGCCCCACTCTAATGGAACTCCCGTCTTTCGTGCAATAAGAGCTTCCTTTTCCCCAAAGACCCACCGATTAATTGCAAGCTCGTCTCCCTCATCAATCAGAAATCGACGAATGATATGTCCCATTTCATGTATGAAAGTCGAAGGGTTAGCTCCTTCAGCTGCATACATAACAGCTGTTCCTTGTGCCCTGAACGGTACAATCTCGTCATCGGTAAATTCAACCGCGCCTAAGATGTCATCACCCTTCTGGCGCTGAACTAAATACCCTTTACTTGTCAACTTTCCAATCGTATGCTGCTTCCCTCGTATTTTCTTTTTAACTTCTTCGTAGTGGCCTTTGCTTTTAAGGTCTTCCAGTTCCTTGATAGAATTATTTATCCTCTTTTGCTCAGAAGGCACTAAAGCTTCCCACCAAGTCTTGTTCTTCTTAAATCTTTTCAATGCCGTTAGATTAAAAGAGCTTGGAATATCAAATGTCTTCTTGCCTTGGTACGTTGGAAGCAATTGAGCGTCCCTAACTGTAGTACTTGGAAAGATCTCATTGTGCTTAGTGATTTGCCCAACCTGCAAGTCTTCTATGCGCTGCTGAATTTTTTCGATCACATCAGATTTAAGATCTAAGTCTGAGTTTTCAAGGGCTCGCAAGTCTTGCAACTGTTGTGTGTATTCAGAACTCTCAGGAATCCTCGACAGCGCAGCCATCTGTTGACGCCAAGCTTCATCGGCAATCTCAACATCTGAGGAAACAGTCAGTGGGGGCTCTTCTGTTGTGTGCTTGAAGTTTTGCTTGAAGAACTCCCGCACCTGACTTTGCTTTCCAGCGTCTCTTTGTCTTGTCTTTAGTAAGAGCCTAATAAAAGTATCGAATTGCTTGGTTGTCCAAGTGTCAAATCTTGCTAGCTTATTAACTTCTGCATACCCTCGCAGGGCATGGCTAATGGCCCTTCTATTTTCTGGAGTAAACGTTGACTTAGACTTCAACAACTCATCGTCAGAAATAATTTTTTCAATGAACGCTCTGTTTACTACTACAGGATTCCATTCCTCTCCGTCATAATATTTTATGTGATCGCCCACGGCCTTTTCAACATCGTCTGATTTTGAAGTATGCGTCCCTAAGTCTTTTAATTCTTTAAATGTGTACCCTTGATCTTCTAAGATCTTATTGAAATTAATAGATAGAAAATCTGTAACACTTTTTGATCTTACAAGCTGCCCGGAATCAATGTGATCATCCAACCTTGAATAAAAAAGTCCAATTCGATCTTGCACGTCCGTTGCATATCCCGGTCGCGTAACATTTATGCCTTTATAGGTATCAGGCATTTCTTCAATGATTTCTGCAACTGCTATTCTAACCCTTGCAGGCTGGAGCATAGTATTATCAGGCTTAGAAATTAACGATTTGCGATAATTATATAAGGAATCGCCTCCCGGAATGTATTCTGTGTCAACGCCATAACCCTGCTTGTGTCGCAGTTCTCGCGCCTTCTTTTGAGCCTTTCGAACTTGCTCCTGTTGACTAGGAGACAGCTTGTCGTAAGCCCTTCTTTGATCAGCAGACAACGCCTTCATGCCACTACCGTAACCATCGATAGCATATGCAGAAGGATGCCTGCCTTTTTGATACAGGATATCCGATTCCGTACGCATACGTATGGACGGCTTCTCGCGCTGCATTAACGGAATCCCCTTATGCGGCTGCGCCCTCCAAGGCTTCAAGCTAATGGAGTTAACCATCCCACTGATTAGCCCATAGTCATCATCTATTCCATAATGAAGATCCCTTGGAATAGTCCATAAGTTATCTTCAAGGCGTGACTTTAGTTTTGTATTGCTCCCCAACTCATCCATTAGCTGTTGCAAATTAATAGTAAGCCCACGCGTTCCTGTAGCAGCATTGCGAGCCATATTGTCAAAGCTAAATTCTACATGCTGATCTTGAAAAACTCTTTCTGCGGCGGCTTTAATTTGATTCTTCTGATTCTCAGTAAGCATACTTCCGTACATCATCTCTTCGGGAATAAAATCAAATTCGGCTAGCAAGATCTCATCAAGGCCATCTGCAACTCGCTCTAATTCATCATCTGTTTCTCGCAGAATCTTAAGATACTGATCCTCTGCTCCCCCCTCCCTTGAGCTTGAAACCTCCCACTTTGATTCTCCTCTTTTCCCATACCTTGATTCTAATTCCTCAAGAGACTCTGTTTGTTTCCGTAATGCTATTTGCACTTCTTCGTCTGCAGCCTCTTGGATCTCTTGATACAATGCCTTGTCTTTTATTTTGTCCATGGAATCTGTTTTATGTGCATCTGCGTCAACCTCGCCCGATTGCTTATGAATTTTCGTCCCTCGTTTATAACGAGATCGCATATCCCATGTTGCATCTATTGCATCATTTAAAACCTTGATTGGAATGTCTCGCTTAAAGCGATTGCCATAGCTTTTCGTTTGACGAATAATGGCCGCTTGCTCGGCATCAGTAACACCCTTTGACCGTCGAGCCATTCTAACAGAAAGTGGCTGGTGGTCTACTTTGGCAAAGCCAGTCTCTGGGTCTAAGTCTGTGCCCCTTCGGGTGGGCGTAAAGGGCGTTCTTTCTACAGGTATACGAGTTAGCTCAACGGTATTCCCCCACTCCATATCCCTCGAGAGGCCATTAAACATTTTCACTAAAGACTGGGAATTACTTAAAGCATTCCTTAAGACGGTTGAAACCTGATCTTGATGTGCGTCCCTTCCCCACTGCTCCATACGACGAATTTGATCTTCGCTGCGAAGCCATGCAATTCTGTCATACTTCCTACTTGTTGCTTCTCTTGCTATGTGCTTCGCAGCCACTTCAACCCAAGCCTTATCATCATGGAAGGGACTATCAGGAACAGAAAATTCATACCTTTTTTTGTTAATCATATCCATTGCATACTCTCGAGCTTGCTGTGGCGTTGAAGCATCACGCATTCCCTTTCCATTTAGGCTCCACACCGAAGTCATCTCTTGTTCGTTTCTAGGTATTAGATTCCCGTCCAGATCTTTATTTTTAAAAAGACGCCACTCAATGTCATAAAGAGGGTTTTGCTTAGTGGAATGGAGATGCTTTATTTCATGAGGTGCCTCTAGCCTGTAAAAGTCCTCAATAACTTTTTTCTCTTTATTAACCCACATCTCTCCTTTGAAAACTCTTTCTTCTTTAGGAAGGGTGTCCCATGTATATGGAGCCGTTGTTGCTTTTTTATTATTAGCCGAATCTGGGTCAACGTTGTTTTTTAAAAAGGCTTGTTCGGCACCATGGCTGTCTCTGAAATACTTATGGTTTAATCCATATAGCGGCAGAAATTCACCAGCCGTTTCTAACTCATCACTTATGGGCCTGCCAAGTTTTTGTGACCAATCACTTTGAAGCTCTAATATTACTAGAGTTCGATCTCCATTTTCGTCGATATAATCTTTAGTTCGAGCATGGGCAATTACATTAGACGGACGGTCGTCCCCTTTTAATTTGCTAAAATGCGCCTCGTGTAAGCTTATATCTTCACCTCCACCACCAGCCTTAGAGTAGCTTTGCTCGGCAATTGTTTCTACGGCATTCCCGTTCTTTATAGTTCTCTCACCCGGCTCCCACATTATCAGCCACTCATCGTAGTTTTCTCCACCGGGGAAATCATCTATAGCATCTGGATGATTTACTATGGGCTTTGGCCTATTGGCATTAAGCCAACTTTCTAACTCCTCTTCGGACCTTATAATAAGCCTTTGATGCGGCGCATGTGCGTCAAGTGTACTGTCGAAATAAACCTCAAACCACTCATCAAGTCCTTTAACTTGCTCCTCTTCTGGCTTGGAGTATCCCATAAATTCATCCGGATCTACTTGCGAGGTTCGCTCAATACTTAGATTGCCTTTCCCCGTATGCTCCCAACCCTTTAATTCAAAATATGCCGCTGTTCCATCTGCTCGATCCTTTTCCCTTTTCAACTCCCACTTTCGAAGGGCTTCAGGCGAACTAGTTTCTATATTATTCTTCCTCCACCCCGGCCCCAATCTTACATCCTCTAATAATAAAAACCTTTCTTTTCTTAAGTCATTGATCGCATACAAATCGCTTACAAATTGAGGGTCATTTTGAAGCTCCTTAGAAAGACCGCCAATAACAGTTTCTTCAAATCCGTCATTCAAGCCGGTAAGCGCCAGCTCGTCAAGGCCCCTCCCGTTCTCTATTCCCTCTGCATAAATATCATCGCCCCACACAAAAGCCCTTTCAATCGCCTCATGCGCGTCATCGTCTTTCATCGTTTGCTGATAAGCGTCAAAGCTGTCAGGATCATCGGGAACAAAAACGCCCCCTTCATCATAGGCGCCTTCTTGTGCGGATCCATCATAAGTAGGCCCGGCTTCATTTCTAATAGATGAGATTTCCCCGTCTATCTCATCTACTCGGTGCTGAAGTTGTTCTCTAGTGGATATGGCCGTTTTGTCTTCAAGCACCTTTCCTACGGTTGGCGTAGTTATTCTTGGCTTGCCTTTAGATCCATATTTACGCGTGACAGCTTTAAGGGCAGCATCTATGGTTGCCGACTCCCATCCCTCTTGTCCCCTTCCATTCTTTAACCGCGTTGTTATCCTGCCTTTTTTAAATCCTTCCTTAGAACTCAGCCAAGCATTAACGGCCGCCCTGTCTACATGAGGAACCTTAGTAGGAGCCTTTGAATTTGCCCTTTCAGCGTCACTAAGATTGTTCCAAGCTTCCTTGTGTTCCGTCCAGTCATCAATACGCCTTTCCAGAAACTTTTGTACCCCCGTCCAATCGACGTCCCTTTGCTTAAAGGGCCTTGAAATAGAAACTTCTTTTTCCCCTTTCATCTTCGTCGTTTGCAAAGAGTCTAAAAGAGTCTGTGCATTCATAGGCTTTTTAGACTGAGAAGCATGTCGTTCAAACTGCGTGTCAATATGTCTTTGCACTCGATTGTAAAATTCACCCATCTCGAGCTTGTCAAATAGTAAATTTCTTGAAGGCTCATCGAGTTCAAGGCCGGGGGGCAAGCCCGGAAGAATTTCTGAAAGATTTTCTCTATAGAAATCCTTTGGAGTTAGGCCACGCTGCAAGGCCCATCGCGCTGCGATTGTATCATAAATAGACGCAGTGTCTAATGCCTGCTTATCTGTAACTTGAGGAGCAGCCTTGCGAATCATGTTAGCCATTTCACGACGACGGTCAGCTGTCTTCCCCCACGTATCCTCCATAGTTTTAATGTCAAAACCATCTGGAGTTCGCAGGACTCCACCAAACTGTCGTAATAATTCGGACTCCACAGTCGCCGGTCCTTCATGGGCATACAGGCCGCCAGCCCCTATCCCTTGCGCCATCCCTGCGTCTTTAAGCTCGCGACCCGTTAGCATTACTTGCTCGCCAGTATCTGGATCTTTTCCGGGGAACTTTATGGTATCCAATGTTTTATGACCGCCCAATATAAATTCAACCATTGATCGAACAGACCATGGCAATTTGGACGTATCCTCTACTTGCATTACCATCCCGGCTGCATATTGTTTGGGATTTTTAACACCAGCTATTGCATTATTAAAAACATTGGAATACATATTTCGCATATGATAACCGGGAGACATTAAGGCATATGACTTCCAGATGTTTTGCACATCCTTAAAGCCTTTCCAGAATCCATTCAACTCTGAAGGGTCAGAGAATACTTTATTAGCTTCATCTAGATGATCCACCAGCGCTTCAGGTAGTGCATACGTAACCGTATCTCCCAAGTCCCCTACGGGACCGGACCACATTTTCATTCCATACTTCTTTAAATCATCATGTAGTGGATGAAATCTATCTCTGGCAATGCCATCGTCTATCTTCATGGCAATGCGATCATCCGATAGAACGGTATCGAATAACTTTTTAGTATTAATACGTCGGATACTTTCTATGCCACGCTTTGAGCCAGACAAGGCAATGTTTGATTCCGTATTAATGCCATCAAGCATACGAGATATTAATGTTGGATATCCCTTTTCTTTTTCAAAAAACGCTATCCCATTTTTTGTCCCTACACTATACCCCGGAGCTATATCGTCCATAAACTTGCCAGACAAGCTACCAAATCGTATTCGTGCCATAAGCTCAAACAGGGCCTTTGACTCACCAGTTTGCGTTGCAAGCGCCATGGCGTAGTTAGAGCGCATTTGATTCTCAGATAAAAGACCTACACTAACTTCATTGTTAAACCATTTATCTAATGTCTTACGAAAAGTTCCAACAGCATCTTCCATTCTCTGCTTTTGCTTATCGCTAATATTCAGCTGCTCCCTAATCACCTTGCCAAAATTAGGCTGATCTAACATGTATGTTCCCATCAGCCGCAATTCAGCATTGTTAAACCCCGAAAAAAGATTTACCAATTCTTGCTGCAATAACTGCTCTTCCATTTGTATTGTTTGCTCTCTGGTGCCCAAAGAAGCAAGAACTTCTGCAGCTGATTCTTTTACCTCGTCAGCAGTTATTGGGGTGCCGCCCTCTTTTAATCTGCCATTCATAAAGGCAGCAATGTCTTCTGCATTTTCCCCTTCTTGCAAACCCTTTAGCAAGGACTTGGGAACAAACTTAGCGCGGAAAGCTCGTCCGGGAGCAGTATGCTTTATGTACCGTTCCGCATGTTGTACCGGAGAAATGCCACGAAACATCCTTAAGGATTTGCCCAATCCATACCCAGTGTAGGTCAATGGATCTAAGAAGATGTCTAAGAATAATCCAGCTACGGCCGTGCCAGACTCATAAAACATCTGGTTTTCACTATCTTCAAATCCAAAATGATCCCTGAGAACATCCCCAAAAACCATCTTCCTAGCCCTGCCATCTGTATAAAAGTCTGGCGTAAATGCATCGGAAAATTCAATTGCTGCTTGCTTGAAGCCCTCGTACGCACTATCAAAAAAGTCTCCACCAGTGCGATTGTAATGATCGAAAAATTCATCCACTCCTGTGGCCGTTGCAAAATTACCAGCTTGGAGAAAATCAAAGAGTCCATCGGTAAAAGTGGCCATGCTTCCGGGGAACACTTCATTGTTAGCTACGGCCATGTCGCGATTATAGGTGTCCTCCAAGCCCATTTGTCGAATCCACTCGGCATTATTTCTAAACTCAGTAACAGCCGATCTTTCAGCTCGATCTTCACCCGGCGTCCTTGCTCGTGTACTTAAGCCAGTATTAGGATAGACTCTAGAGTCCCTTCGAGGTCGGGTCTCCATCAAGTCCATGAAGCCTGCATCTATATTGACTAAGTCGCCTTCATAGGCATTGTAATCCCTTGAACTATATACACCATCATCAGGATCCAAGTCGTCGGCAGTATAAAATGGAGTGTCAACGCCAAACTTTGGTAACTGTGCGACCTGTTCTAAAATGCTCATGTGATTCTTTCTATTTTATTATCGACCCAACTCTGGCTGATAGCGCACTGGATACCTATTGCCGCCTTGAGTGGCATCCGAGACTTCTGTCGCGCCTCCTCCTCGTGCACCTCTTGTCTGTACATTTCCTAAAACTTTAGCTATGTTACCCGGAAGCCTTGGTTGATCAGCTATAATGCCTTCGAAATTTGAACGCTGACCAGCAGGAAGGTTCAATTCGTCTTCCAATTGCAGGATTCTTTCCTTCGTCCGTTCTATGTTACCTCGCAAGCCTTCAAGATACTCTTCTGTTTTCTCGTTGTATTCACCCTTATCAATATACTCCCTCTTATACTTGTCTTCTTCTTGCTTTAAAAAGCGCTCCTGTGCTGGCAAGCCTTCATTCAGCATACTATCTCTTTCTTCCTTACGCCAAGTATATCCACCCGCTCCCAATTGCTTGGCAGTAGGATCAGCCTCCATAGCATCCCCTGCTGCATCGTCAACGCCTGCAAAAATATCTACTTCCATTCCCGGATCGGCTACCTCTTCAAATTTTGCAGCCTTTGCCTTTAATGGAACTTGCTCGGCGCCCATCACCGCCTCCCAAATATCATCACTAACTTTTTTTATGTCAGTATTATAAGGCATTACTCCATATCTAACGGAAGACATTAAGCCCTCCAGTATCTCTCTTTTTGCGTCATTCTTTTCGGAATCATCCATGCCTCTTGTATCTCTACTAATAAGGCTCGTGCTTTTCTCTTCCATCCAATTAGCAAGGTTTACTTGCTGTATTCTACTACTTTGATATGGAAGGTCTCCTCTTAAATAGTTACCTAAAAACTTCGGACCCAACATAGTTTCTATTTCTACTTGCTGGAGAGTTGTAGGATCTTCTTTCCGCATAAAGGAATATCCCGCCTCTATGCCAAACCTTTCTCCATACGTGGCTTCTAATATATTTAAAACTTCCTGCCTTTCTTGCATGGACATGCCTCTAATAGACCGGACCTTATCCTGCCAACTCTCAATTTCATTTTTCACTTCCTGCTCAGGGGTAAGCTCCATGCTGGATGGCTGGAAACCATCAACTGGCTCCGACACAGCGGCGATCCCCTCTTCATCTGGATCAAGGCCCTTTTCCTCCATCATAGACCTAACATCAATAATAATTTTATTAGCAATGGCCTGCGATGGACTGCCATGATACCCTTGTGCCATTCCTTGCAATGCGACACGCGCAGCTATATCTCTTTCTGTTCTTGATAAGCTGTTATGAAATCGCTGTATAACATTCATCTTAGCCTGACGATAAGTCGCCGGCTTTTCCGTTGCATGTCGAGCCTCGCCTCCTGCGTGTATGAAATCTTGAGTCAAGTTATTCCATTCGCGTCCTGCAAGCTTATCATATTCAGACGAGACTTCCTGTCTAAACGCTCGAAACCCTGCATCCATTCTTGTGTCATTCCAATTATCCTCAAGGTCTAAAATTCTCGTTACCCACCTGCCTTGCTGGCGCGCCATGCTAGGGCTCAACTCCTCCTGTGTCACATAATCCATTGCCGCTTCAAATTGGTTATCAGAAAGTAATTTCTCTATCCATTGATCATCTTTACCGCTATCCTTAATACCTACAAGCGCGCCTACCCTATCAATCACATGTCTATTGTATGGAACCCCATCACTTGCAGACCGCTCCAGCATTTCCTCTGCTCTATATGGATCTATGGCCGCTATATCCAAAAGCTGTTGGTTTTTTATATGTATTCGCTCAGAATCCATTCCTTGTTTAATGTATGCGTCAGAATAATGTCCAAGTGGAACCCATTTGCCCTGAAATTTTGAGCCCTGCTGAGTCAACCTCAGCATATCATATCCTCTGTCTATCAGAGCCGTATCCTTCATCTCCTGACCACGTCTTATAAGCTCTGCGGCTTGGCCTTCTGTTAAATTGGAATCTAAGATTGCTCGTTTTCTTCCAGAAATGAGTTCATTAAATTCATCGACATCAGCTTCGGAGTACAAGGGTTGAGTCATATCTCCTATGTAATCTTGGCCAACTATTTCTGAGTATCGATTTAAATTCCGCCAAGAGGTGTCTTGGCGGCCACGATATAGATTCAACTTATCTAGATCACCAGCAATGACATTGGCCTCGTCCCATTCTTGATAAGAGGGATTAGAAAGCATATAAGAATTGAACCTATTTGTAATCTGGTCTTGAGTTTCTGCATACTCACGAATCTTCACTCGTTCCCTCTCTGCCATCATGGCGGCAGCCTGTTCACCATAATCTGGATCTGCATCATACAACATTTGCAAAGCTTCTGGACTGTTACTTTGTATAGTTGTATTAAAAAGATCATTTCTATCTTGCCTTCTTCTATTTTCTGCTAACTCTTCATCCCTCCTCGCTTCCCTGCGCTGCGTTTCCCAATGAGCTGGCATACTCTGGGCTGCGCCTTGCACGAAGCCAGTAGCGAAATCCCCTAATTTATCAAAGAAAGCCATTTAAATTATCCTACTCTTTTAAAGTCAACATCAATCTTGTTATAGAACACTCTATCAAATTCACCGGGGACTTTTAATACTGCCTCAGATGGTATCTCAGTAGACATCACGCCCTCATAAACTCCTACAGGACCAAGTCCCGGTTTATATGTAAACTCATATATATTCAATCCGGCAGGAGATTGCCTGAGGAGTTTAATATTCTCTTTCATTCCGGGATCAGATCCACCTAGCAATGGTAGTATCTGCGGTGCAAGCGATAATATCGCCGGTAAGTTCTGTCCAATCATTTGTCCAAAATCTTGGGCACCACTCCCACTCCCATCACCGCCAGCAGCTATTGCTGCTCCCTGTCTTTCTGGCGAGAAATTGCCACCGTTTATTAAAGCAAACAATGATTGCACAATATCTGGGTTTGTCGTTATTAATTCCGTAAGCCAGTCGGCATTTACGTGCTCAAAAGTCAAGCCATCTCCCGTAGTGTCAACATCCCCCTTTAAGTTCCACCCTCCTTGCATTCGCTTGAACTCTTCCCGCTCAGCTAAGAAGGGAAGTTCTTCTATGCTCACCGACCATCGTCTTCCTTGGCTCTCCCATTCATAAACCCCTGTAGAAGCCAGAGCCCGTGCTGCGTCAGAGGATACTCCATAAAGCGCTTTCACAAGCTTGCCGTTTGCGTCAACAAACGTTCCGGGGCCCGCCTCCTCTCCAAAAAAAGCGTGGTGTCGAGCGTCAAACTCTTCTTGTCCCAACTCATCCACTGTGCCCACTATATTTGTCAGTTCACCTTCTACGCTCCGCTTAAGGTAATCTGCCCTTTCTTCCCACGGCACCCGTTCACCTTCTTGCCTTGGCGGTATCGTTAACAATTTCTTGTGTTGATCCCCAAATTCATCTATGTAAGTCACCTCAACGTCCACCTCCATCCCCTTCATAAGATCCTGAGACATCGCAAGCATTCCTACATATCTTTGCTGGCCGGGGATTTCGATAGTAGGATATCCTGCGTATTCCTCACCTGCCGCAGCCTGAAACCAATCTCGATAAAGGCGTGGTTTTACAAATTTAGACCTTCTAGGCAACTCCCACTTTTCTCCAGTTGCTGGATCTCGCATATCCAAAGTGCCGTCTTCTATTCCACTATAATAACGCTCGAACATACCATTCATTATGTCTTTATGAGCGCTCCATTCCTTGCCTAAGTCCTCGATCAACTCCTCAAGTTGAGTTTTATCCTTGCCAAAGGCAAAGTCAAAAACCGCATCAACAGCCTTTTGAGTGGCCCAACCGGGGCCTGCCGAAACTTTTAAAAATTCCCGCGCTCTCTCTTTATTGCCATCTGCTGATGCTTCTATAAACCCCCCTATATCCATGCCCGGCAAAAATCCGAACAACTGGATCTGTTCGTCGGTATAATCAAGGCCCGCATTCCAGTCACGCATTGCCTTATCTCTGAATTTCTGACCGGGATTCTTTTTAGACCATGGGATGGCGCCGCGTACAGTACCCCTATCACCTTTAGTTCCCCAAACGGGACGACCTAAGCCCAGATCCTCAGGAAACTCGAATTCGACCGTTGCTGGATCACTGTAAGAATATGACCCTCGGAATGACTCATACATATCCACAACCAATTTGTTCCAATCTGTATCATTTAACTTGCCATAAGCATTTTCTATCATTTCCCGAGTTTCCATTACTTCAGGCAAGTCTTTTAATTCATAGGCAACCTCTGCTCCGCTCATCGCCGGATCTATGGCAATCTGTTGAAACAGGCCCACAAAAGATCGCTGCGCTTGAGGCAGGGCCTCAGACATAATTCCAATTTGTCCAGTTTCCTGAGCCTTACCTTCGGTTATCCCCGTCCAAGTAGACTCTACTTTTTGCTCATGCAAATCAGCCTGATGCTTGGCTTGTTCCCATTGCTCATCTTCAAAATTGTTTGCTCGAGCTATTTCTGATTGTTGATATCCAAAAGCTTGGTCAAAAGCATCTTCTGCCCTTAAAAAAGCACCGAAGTCATCGCCAAATTTCAGTCGCAACCAATCGTCAATTTGACTTTCTTCCTTGCCCCTAAGACGCATATTATTTCGATTGTGTATAGCCATACGGAAAGTGTTATTGTCCAATCCAAATTCATCAGCCACATTCAACGTCAAGCGATTCCACTGCCTATCCGACTCTCTAACAGCGGCTTGAAACTGATCCCTATTTAAACCATTCTCTTCGGCTATCGCACCATACTTAGCAAACCGCTCCATATTCTGAGACATTATATTAGAAGCCATACCTCGCGCTTCTAATGTGGGCATCCCCTCTTCAATCTCCAGCAAATTGCCATTTAATAAAGTTATAAGCTCCTCATCTGTTGCCTCTCTGCCCATCATAGCTAGAAAGCCACCGCGAAATGCCTCAGCTTCGTCTGTATCTAATAAAACAGTTGGATCATGTTCAGCAGCTTGCAACACTTCAGCCCTCGGTATCTTAAGTCCCAAGTCATCAAAGCTAATTGTACCCTTCCCCGTTCCCGTTCGTCCCGTAATGCCAGCCCATGAAGTTCCTATAGCCAATGAAAGCTCACGAGTGGAATTCACAATTTGATTATCAATTTGACGGATCAAAGCCTGTTGCTGTGCTTGGTCTAAGCCGAATTGATCACCCCATTCTTTTACCCTTTCCTTCAATTGCTCATTAAACTGTCGTGCAGTTTCAAAAAACTTATCTTCGTCAAGGCCAAATGAATCATCCCACTCCTCTTTTCTTTGGGCAAATTCCGCATAATACTTCTGATTCTCTTTTAAATAAATCATTTTCTGTTCATGAAATTCTTCGCGCTTTAGGACCATCTCTGCGTAATGCATGTCCTTATCTGCAGTTACAGTGCTATTTTTATATTTTATGTCAGCATTTGCCATCTCTGTTTCAGCCTTTAAATTTTCTCGATCAAATGTCAATTGATTTGCTTGCAAGTCTGTTTCATTTGTCCTGTTAAGCGAATTTAGATTTTGTTCGTGCACCCTTTGAGCGTCTTGCATAGCTTGGTCATGAGTCGTTTGAGCTGTTTGCATAGCTGTTTCATGCAATCTTTGAGCCGCGGCTAACTGTTCTTCAGTAAGAATCCCTTGATCGAATTGCCTTTGCGCTTCTTCAAATTGCCTACCGGCCTCACTTACGCTTTGATCAAAGTCTCTTTGGTTGACACTTTTTGATTGATCAAAGTCCCTTTGACTGACAGCTTTCGCTTCTTCAAATTGCCTATTGGCTTCTCTCACGCCCTCGTCAAAGTCTCTTTGGTTGATCTCCATTTGCTCATCAAACTGATCTTGCGCTTCTTCAAACTGACGATCACGCAAAGCCAAATCAGACGTAAATTGATTCTGTGCTTGTTCTAATTCTTCTCGCGAAAGCTCTAATTGTGCTTGAAATTCAACTTGGCGATTCTGGAAATCAGTGGCCCATTTATAGTTTTCTTGAATTAATTCTTGTCGCCTAAAGGCCAATTCTGCTGCCTGTAATTCATGGCTGGATATCAACCCTGCTTCGAATTGTTGGTTTGCAACCTCCAATTCTGTTCTTCGCAATTCGAAATCTCGATCAAACTGAGAAGCGCGTTCTGTTATGTCGCCAGTAAACATGTATTCTGACAGATTCAAATCTCCCAACTTTGTAATCGCATCAGTAAATAATTGGAAGTTTTGACCCTCAACCTCTAACGCCTTTTGATTTATTTCGATATCGACATCTCTGTAATGGCGCATTCGTTCTTTTTCCATTTCAATTACAGCCCTGTCGTACTCACCCGTAGCGCCGGGGGCCAATAACCCCATTCGAGCCATACGTTCATATGCATCGTCTACATCTTGATCAATATTAGCCCGTCGCAATTCTCTCATTTCTCCGGGATCATATCCCATAGAATCTATCATTTCCTGCATAACAGTATCTATTTGGCTTATTGTTTCAGAGAAAGGAGCATCCCTTTGTTCAAAGGCAACATTAACACCATCTCTAATAGCTTGATTAAGTTCCTCTGAATCAAACTCCATATTTAATATATCTTCAAATAAAGTTTCTGGGTCTTCAAAGAAAAAATCAATCGAATCTTGCAACTCATCAATTTGCGATAGAAAATTAACCAGCCCACCAGCTGCATATGCTTCCTCTAGCATTTCATCTTCACTTGCAGTCAATCCAGTTGTCGGATCAATATCTTCGCCATTTCGCGTTTTGACCGTTGCGTCATCTATTGTCACTGCATTGTCAACAACGAGTCCATCGATATATGCGTTTAAGCCAGCGTCATCAGGCCCGACTTCATTCTCCGTCATATAATCATTAACTGTTTTTATCTGATCATCGTTTAATCCCATCCTCTTGTATTCTTTTATATACTCCGAACCTATTGCATCCCATCCCTGCCCCTTGTTTTCAGCTGACGTCTGAGCCATTGCAGTTGCTGGATCTACAACATCGGCATCAGGATCTGAATCTTCTTCATCTGTTATAGTAGTCTTGGGGGTTACAGTGCCATATGGATCGTTTGGATCGTACTCTCCCGGCTCGCCGTCCTCAGTTATAACCTCCTCGTCATCTTTAGGCTGATTAGTCCTTTTCTTTTTCCCAACCTTCTTTTCATGTATGTCGGGGCCCGAAGGCGCGTCCTTATCAAGCTCCCAAGTAGAAGGATCATCTAGGTCGACAATCTCATCCGGCTCATCATCCGGCTCACCTTCGCCAATAACAACCTCCTCCTCCCCAACAACCACTGGACGATCTGCCACGGGCAACAAGCCACTTTGTTGTATCCAAAGATCAAGTTTGCCAAATGGATTGAGTTCATTTTCACTAGCGGCCACCATTTCAGCAACTTGATCTTCCGTTAATCCATAGGCAGTTGCATACTCGGTTACCTTAGTGTCATACCTAGCTCGCTTTTGCTCCTCGGTCTCTATGGCAGCTTCTGGCCCCTCCTGTCCCGCCTTTTCAAGATCAACCCACTGTATTTGTCCTTCACTTGGGCGATAATAACCTTGACCCCCCTCTACCGTGCGATAAATCTTCATCTGATTTCCCGATGCGTCTAATACGGGATTTCCCTGCTGATCCCTTACAATATCATCGAGGGTGTGAGTGCCGCCATACTGATTATCAGGATCATTAGGGTCAGCTTCTTCTGTTATTAATGGGGCATTTTGCGCCAGCCATGTATCCCACGCCTCATTAGCTCTCTTTATGGCTTCAGCTTGGATTTGATCTGGAAGAATAAGATTCCCCTCGGCATCTTGTGACCAATCTGAAGGGTCTCCCAATAAATCAAGGTCATTATAAGCCGCTAAATACACCTCCATTAATTCAGCTGATTGCTCATTAGTCAACGATGGAGTTAAGTAGTTCCGAGGGCTCGCTGAAAATTCTTCCCACTTGGGCAAAAATTCTGTTTTATATTTTTGCGCTCTTAAATTGCCAGTCTTCTGTTCATTGTCCTGAGCAATCCTATAACGATCCTCTTGTGCCCCCACCCATTCCTCTAGTTTTTCAGCATTTACATACTTCTCATGTAGCGGCTCTAGTCCATACCTCTGGCCAGTATGAGTTGTAGCAATCCGATTGAATTCATCCGCGCTTGCCTGATCATCAGTTCCGCCAGCCTTTATGTATCTATCCCACAAACCAGATCTGATCCTATCAAACTCGTCGCCCTCTTCCGTGTAGGCAGATTGTTTATTTTCCTCTTCTTGCGCTGGAGTAACGAAGCCTTCAACTAATTGCGTTACCTTATCAATCTTCCCGGTATCATTCCAAAGATTAATAACCTGTTGTACTTGCTCCTCCGAATACCCAGCATCACGCAAGCCCTCCACATAATCTTCATTTATTGGCTGTATGGCTTGTTCTTCTTCGACATCGATTGGCCTAATGTCTGCCTCGTCTCTGGCCGTACCTTCATCTGCTTCGCTTTGGCGAGCGTTAATTGCATTATTCAGCCATGTACTAGCCTCAGGTATGCCAGTATTTTCAGCAATATAAAGTGCGTTTTGTCGATCTCCATCTGTCAACAATGGATTTTGCAGTGCGCTATTGGAGTTATACCAATCCTGTGCTTTCCTTTTTCTTTTTGTTCTTTCTTCAGTTTTTCTCTTTCGCTCTGCCTCCTGTCTTGCTTCTTCTGCCTCCCTTTCTTCTCGCTCTTCGTCCAATCGCCGAGTCTGTTCCCTAGATCTTTCTATCTCAGTCGTATCTTGGCCAGAAGTTACCCTTGCATAATCAGATTCATCATAAAAGGTACCGTTAGTAGCATTGCTTACGCGAGCTGTGTTATTACCGTTAGCCATATCAATACACCCAATCTATTTTTACTTGCACGGGGTCTTCATACCCCACTTTATTTTTAAAGTCATTTAAGGCATTTCTACTTGACCACACAGCTGCACAATCTTGTGGCTTATGATAGTCCGACTTCTTCATCCCCAAGGCGAGACATCCCTGAAGCTGATTGGTGTAATTCGCAGGATGGATTAAACAAGCGTATCGTTCTCCATCCTGCGCCGTTACACCTACGGTGCCTCCTATGAAAATGTAAGCCGCTCCAAAGTGCGGCGAATCCCACGGCAAAAGGGTATAGGTACCAGTAGGAATACAGCTTTCGAATGGCAGATTGTCTATCCACGGTCTTTCTAAGCCATGCCATTGGTCATCTCCACATAAAACATTGGATTGAACTCCATTTCTTGATGACAAATACCGCTGTATTAATACCTTTTTCATTCAGAACTAGCCTTCGCCGTTGGAACTTCCAAACTTTTTATCTGTGTAATACTTCACAGCATCTACCAACGCTTGCATTACGATAAATACAAGAGTAGGCTGACCTGCTAAGTCAGGTGCACTAGCGGCAACTACGCCTTCGCCTAGTACAGCAGCACCTAATTTCTTACTGACAAGACTTTGTAGCCGTTCCGTTAAAAATGATCCCATTATTCTGTCTCCTCTATAAGTTCTCCATTCGCACTAACCGATGGAGTCATAGATTTGTATGCCTCTATTTTACCCATTATACGCTGAGATATTGGGTCTTCAGACACTAGTTGATTTGCACGTTGCTGTAACTGTTGCTGTAACTGCTCTATGTTCTGGTCTACTTCAACCTGTTCCATGCTCTTCTCCTTTTAGGTTGCCTTCCCGCATTGGCATCTCGCCGCTGTATCCGTTCCCATACCTTGCGGTCGATCTTGCGACGACGCCTGAACTTTCTGCACCAATTCAAGCAGCGCGTCCTTAACGACAGTTGGTACAGCCTCTGTTGTTGTGCATAGCTTTAACGCCTCGTTTAGTGTTTCAGTGTATATCATCTTCCGCCTTCATAAATCCTACGTAGTATAACAATCGCCATTGTTATGCCCCACATTACAGATCCGCTAACTGCTTCGTGTTGCCAAAAACTTTGCCACTGACTGCCTCCGGGCCACCCATGACTTATTTCCCAGATCTGATAGAGTACTACCATTAGCGTACCGGCCGTAGTGGAAGCTATCGTTGTTTGTCTCGACTGTTTTTTAGCTTCTTCTTCCCGAGTGGTAAGTATCTTAACCTGACGAGTGGTTTCCTTAACTTCTTCCCTTGTTTCCTGTAACTCTTTTCGATCCGAACTGCCAACGCTGAACGCTAATTTGCGCTCCTGTTGGCACTCCTTTAATGCCTTCAGGCATCTGATGTACTCCTCTTTAATCTCTCCAAAAGAATTACACGCATCTGGCCGCTTGAACCGTGCCATCTTACATCGAGATCAGGAGTTGCCATATCGTCGCTAAGGCCAATATAGATATCACGCCTCCTGTAATTATTAGTACTCTTTTAAGCATCTGATATGGATGCCAGAAGATTCGTCTTCGTTTTTAAATTCGCATACGCCTGTGCCCATGGATTAGCATTACTTGTTGGATCATAGGTAGCAGAAAACTGATCCATACCTTTGACTCTGACCGATGGCTCCGGTTGGCGTCCATCTGACCCCGCCGCGTTACGGGCCGATTGATTTGTAAAAATGCGGACTTCGTAAATGATCCTATAAGATCCATCTCCCAATTTCCGCACCTTCACACCCGGAATTTTCAGATAGGCACCATTCATAGAAAAGCCTTGATTCGATACTGCTACGTTTGCCGTGATAGCCATTATGTCAACCTCTTAATTGTGGTTTCTGCTTCGGTAAGTCGTCCTTGGAGGGACTCAATTGTTTCACGCATTTCAGCACGATCTTCATATGATTGCCAATGCGCTCCCATAAACAGGCGCTGCATCTGACACGCGTTCACCAGCCCCGTATGACCCTTGGCCTCTTCTTCGGGCGTTACGGCTCCCAACAAACCAGCGGATACGAGATCGTCTTTCTTGTATTTGACCAGATGATCCCATCGGCTGCGCACTAAGGTTTTAGGATCTTTTGTTGTCTCCAGTGACATGCAGCGGATCAACTGGGCATCATCGAAATTATCCATAGACGCTGCTGACCCGTCATAGAAAATGTCACCGTCTTCATCAATGATGAATAGAGTACGGTTACCGCTGCCTACCATCGCTCTCAAAACCCAAATGTTACTATCAGATGTAACGTCTGCATAATTTCCACTCCCATCAGTCTCATATGCCTGAAATTCAATCAGGCCCTCACCACCGGTGCTTTTCGCAGCGACGCCTTGCCCTCCAAACGCCTGAAAAATCATTGAATGTCGTGCATCAACATCCTCCATAAACGAGCGTATTCGCAGACCACCATAATCATCACTTGTCTTTCGGAATTGGGCATACATGTCTGTTTCAGAGTTTTGGGCGGTGAACGCATGAGCTATATCAGTGTCATATAGAGCCAGAGCGTTCTGGTCGTCGCCCGACGTTTTTATAATCAGACCGTGGCCCATCTCGTTGTTGGACGGTATGTTCGACCCTATGTAACAAGTGCCGTCTGCCCCGAAGCGCATTCGTTCAGTGCCAGCAGTTGTCATTCCTATTATGTCGGTGCCGGGGAAATACAACCCTGCATTAAGGTCGCCCGTATTCGTTACACAAGGCGCGGATACCGAGCCATCTGGAAGTATCAGTTGACTATTGTCATAGGTTGCAGTGGACTCCGCTGCCATAGCGTTAGCACCAGTTGCCGTAACTAAGCCATTGTCCGTTGATCCAGATAAAGTTGCGCCAGATGATGGCAATGCCTCCCATGCCGGTGCTGTACCAGCCCCCGTCGAAGTCAGCACCTGACCATCAGATCCATAGTTTGCACCACCTATGCCCAGCTCCCCTTGAGAGGTGATCCTGAACTTTTCAGTGGCCGCTTCAGAATGCCCTGTATAAAAAATCAAATCAGTGGCATTAACACTGGCTGTAAAAGTGTCTTGCGCTATAGCCTTAATAGAGGCGGCAATTGCTCTTGCGTCAGTATCTTGAGCCTCTAGTGGTGCTTGAAATTCAATCTGTCCAAGGACATCATTGGCGCGAACATCCGTCTGGGCTGTAGCAAGTAATAATTTCCCTGAACTTCCAGCTGCATCAGCTGACGGGCCAACCAATCTTAATTGATCGGCACTCTCATCCCACTCCATGTACGCACCAGCAGATTCTCCAAAAAACTTTACATCCTTACCATCATCATCAACGCCTACGGTAACAGTGCCCGTAAAAGTCTTATTTGCAGTAAAGGTCTGGACTACACCAAGATGCGCTGTATCTGAGTCGAGGTAAGCTGAAGCAATAACGTCTCCCTGCCATGCACCAGTGCTAATTGTACCTACTGTGGCAATGTTAGTACCGCCTACACTATGACTGGCGAAATAAGTACTGACCGTATCTACGTTGGTCATCTTCATCGTACCGGCATCATTAATGAGGATGCCATCACCAGAGGCCACCGCATCAGTTCCTCTGGCAGTGCCTCCATCTATTAGATTCAGCTCGGTAGTAGTAACAGTAGCCCCGTCAAGTATTTCTAATTCAGCTTCTCCAATAACAGCAGAGCCAATTGTAAATCCCGATCCTGTAACTACGCCCGTACTTGTAATTGCGCCTGATCCCAAAGTCCCAACGCCAGATATATTATTACTGTCATCAATGAGAACGCTGGACGTTTGTCCCGTCTTACCGCCAGTACCATCAAATCGAACAATGGCATTATCCGTGGAGCTTCCGGGGCCACTAAAATCACCAGAACCTGAAGCTGATGACGCCCCTCCAATATCACTTAAAACTTGAGCACCTGTGCGATAGTCAACATTTCCAGAGCTATCAAGAACTAAGAACTTATCTGTATCTGACCCTGCCGCTGCAACAGTAGACAAATTAAGCGCACCGCCAACTCCTAAGGTTCCATCTAACTGAGATGCCCCAGAATCTACCCATAATGCATAATTAGTGGTGCCACCTTCTGTAGGCGCTCCACCAACCCTCAGGGTAAATGCATTTGTAACTGTTCCAGTTGCTGTCAGATTCGGTTCTTCGATATTTACCGATCCTGCGTAAGCCGTCGTCCCACTCGGAATAGTTTGCGCTCCTCCGGGCTGAACATTTAGAGCATAGGTATTTGTTGTGGCAGTATGCGTTGCCGTAGGAGTGGCAATCTTAACGAACTGGTCATCAACTGCCGCAGCGCCAAAAGAGAAGGTGTCAAGCCCTGCGTCTACCGAGAATCCGTTGGCGATATTGTCAGTTTCAATTCTAAAGTCAAGATCCTGTGAGTCTTCATTAAATACTGTACCTGCACTACCTATACTCAAGACATTACGTGCAGTAGCAGCCACTAGTACTTTTATAAAAAAGTCTGAATCTTCTCCAGTGACAGCAGTATCAGTAAAGACGCATTCTATTTCGCCATAATCAGCTGTATTCCCACCGTCATCATCGCCCCTGAAAATGATCTCTACGCCATCAGCATCTGCTGCATCACCACTGGCAGGATTATGCTGAAATACACCAGCAGTTCTGACACCACCAGCAGCTGCGGATGTATTAGAAAAGCTCTTTAAGCCCGTTACGGCTTGGGCTGTAGACAAACCCATGAGACCATTAGTACTAGTAAGGTCTACATTATCTTCATCTATATTTGAAGCTTCATTTAAAAAGTTGTGAAGACCCTGAAACCTGTTTGCTAATGGTTCAGCATCTATATCGCCACCCGAAGAGGGTAGCGTACTAGGATCGGTATAAGTTGGTGTAGCCATTTGATCGCTCCTTCAAGCTGGTTTAGTTCCCCATGTCAGAGCCTACCCCTCAGCTGGTAGATATTCTACAGAATATCCATGCAAGTTAGCATCGCCATCTCCATACAGGCGCACAGATACATTCTCAGCTGAACGGTTGACAAAAAATCTCGCTTTCCGGTTTGATCCTCCGGGCCATGTAAGTCCCGAGTTGTATAAATTCCCTGCGTTATAAACAGTTCCTCCACCCAATGTTAATGTCTTAGTCCGAGTACTACGCACCCCTTGATCTCTAACAACTTCAAGAGTAGCCGTTGGACTCCCCCCTGTTGCTTTATACCAAACAGTAACATTTTTTATAATCTTAACTCTATTTGGAGCCTGCAAGTCATTGGCTGCAGTTATTATTTCCCAAGAATAATTAGTAGCATCGTCTGTTGTTACACTTGAACCATTACCATCATACAAATATCCTGAAAGGGCACCGCCCATCCAATCTAATTCATTGTTATTTGTATCATATCTATTAACCATATAATTCATCACATCAGACGGCCTATCAAATCCAATGTCGCCCGTTTCCCAATCCCAAATCAAAATTAAATCATGCCCTGCAGAATTGTCAGCAGAAGACAATAGCGTTCTGACCTGATGGTCCTTAACTCTTACAGTTGACACCGCATACTTCAATCTGCTTTTATTTAAACCTTCCCACTCATTCTGTATGTCATCCGTTACCTTTTGAACCTTTAGGTCTGCATCTACTATGTAACAACCATCATCTGCAACGCACCATACAAAATCAGGACGCTTAACAATAGAATTTCTTGCCACTGGTCGAAATCCCAACTTGGGCTCTTCCTGATGGAAGGTTATATATCCTTGTGTAAATTGGAAATAACCGGGATACACTCCATTCCTTTTGAAGATCAGAACACGACCAAAGTTATCAATGCCGCCTACAATTTCTTCCGTGCCTTCATCTATCTCATAGCGATTATCAGTAGGCCAATTACTGATATCCGGTTGGAATGTATTTGTGTCTATATCAGACCAACGAACTCTAGTGGGATACCATGTAGAAGATTCACGAGTATAGAGCGCCACTAATAAGTTCTCATTAACAACAAAATCCTTGCAACGCTCTAAGGTAGATGCCGCCGTAAGTGCCGCTGCATTTGTCGGAGTAGCATAGTCTCCCAGCCATTTCCACGGAGCATCAATACCGTTTGTTTGTACAACCGTATCTAAAATAAAGACGCTACGAACGTAATCGTTACCTCCACCAGTAAGGCTAATACTACCTGTTATGTTTTTGCGAGAAGCACCAGCGGCATCGGCGTAGATTTTATCAGGAGTATTAATGATTTCGTACGTAGCGTCAGGAGTTAAGAACTTTTGCTGGTGAAGTCCCACAACTGGCTCCGAGCTAGTCAACTGTGATGTGCTATACTTTTCGTATCCCCTGCGTCTATCGGTAGTTCCAAACTCTGAAAAGTTAATGTTTGAAACTTTTACACAGACCTCGGGCTCTAAGCGTGGATGTGGATACCTCCAACGAGATCGCTGACCTCTAAACCTAAATATAGGCGACGTTGCTAGGTCTTGGGTTATTTGGGGTTCAACTGCCATTTATGCCTACGTTGGAATATTACGTGGATATGTTGGAGATCCCGGAGTAACATTAACAAAAACATTTGTAACATTCTCAAAAGAGCGAATACGCCCTGCCCTCTTTTGTGTCTTTCCTGCAAACTTTCTCAAGCGCCTATCAAAGCGACGCTGAGAACGATCTGCTGCACTGGTTTTTCCTACTACCGGTAAGATAGAAGCTGCAGCACCTTCAATAATCAAGTCATGATAGTTCTCTGGTATTTCAGGCCAGTCATCATCATTAACTAATGGTGGCTTACGCATGATAGCTCGAACAGTAAGATCACGCTTATCATCAGGAATTGGATGAAACTCCCACCATTGATATGTTGGAGAATCTCCATAAAAAGGTGGCAACTCCATCAACTTCCAGCCGTCAATAGTAAACGCAACGTCATCAGCAGGGGCAGAAGCTACGGCCTCAAAGGTGAATGTTAAATCTGATGCATCATAATCTGTTATGGTTGTGGTCGTTCCACTTAAAGCGCCAGATGTAAAGGTTATCGTCTTACCATTATATGTATCATCTGTCGTTGATAGCCCACTTGTATCGGTCACCAACGTAGTAGTTGTTGAGGCAGTAGTTCCCGTATCTACTGCACATGTCACAGTCGCATCCTTAACAGTTACAGTCCCTGCAAAAGTTTTATTTTGAGAGGTGCTCAAAACAAACCTTTCCATGCCGTTAGCATCAAAAGTAGTTGACGATGTAACGCTTGATGTCCCATCCATTTCCATCGCATCACGAGTCAATACGCCACTGGACATTCCACGAGCCACACAATTAAAGTTAGCCCCATCATCAGCAGTTGATGAAGAAGTTAACTTTAACGCGGAAGAAACGACTGGCTGGCGTTCTACTCCAAAATCGCCCAATGGATAAGCCGAGAATGCTGTTCCCGTGTCTATATTTCCGGGTTCTTCACGATCAAATTGATTAGATGAAATCATTTCAATCTGCCACTTAGCAGTAGCATCATCGAAATTTAGAACGCGCTCTACGTACATGGGCAATCCATACTGTGAACGATTGGCCGCTGTAGTAAGCGTAAACTCTCTACGCTCTATGTCGTTCTCTGTTTCTTCTAATAATTCAAAGTAGACAAGGTTGATAGCCACTTTTACCATATCCTCAAAATCATCGCCAGCTTCTTCCGAAGCCATATCAAGGATATGCTCTCTCAGCTCTTTATAGGTCATTTTTTACTTTCTTCTTTGCCAGCACCGCCGGGCTCAAACTCCACCACCTTACCAGACTCAATGGCTTTATCAAGCTCAGCATCTTCTTCTTCTATTTCTTTCATTTGAGCCTGAGCTTCAATTTGCTCAGGGGTCATATCGGCCACTGCTTCAGAGAAAAACTTAGATGGATCAAAGTCCTTACCAGCCTGCGCTGCAGCCATGCTAGTTTGCATTCCCATCATACGACCAAAGAATTTTTCCATCGTAGCGAACATATTGGTTTCGCCTTCCATCCGCTCTTGATCGGCAGACTGCACTAACTTCTGCCTACGCGATGGACCATCAGTAATTGTCACCTTTTCCAAGCGAAAATCAAAGCGCGTAAATCGTGGATATTCAACGCCTAAAGTCTCTTCTTCTGACTCAGCTTCAGTGTCCGTCATGATACGATTACTACGCATATCAATAGCTATTTCAGCAGCTGGGGTTCCCTTAAAATCCAGAATTATACCATCGTCTTCTGTAATGCCAACCTCTTCTTCGTCATTAATTCGCCCAAGTAATGACAATTTTTCATGAGCTACCGTCTGAATATGCCACTCGCCATGGTGTATTGTATCAGTAACCAATGGATTCTGCGACTCCATTTTACTAAAAATCACCTTGGATTTATCAGATTTACTCAACGGCAATTCAACGCCCGTTGACAAGTGCTCTTTGCCACTATCTAACTTTTTTTGTATAGCAGATGGTATTGTAGGATCAATTATTAACTTGGCCTTGGCCATGACTTCCTCCCTTACGGTTTGATGATGCTAAATCCATTAACATTGACCTGACAATCAGATCCAGATGCTGAAATAACAGCACTACAAGCAGCCCCCGGCGTGATAGGTATCAAGCCCGTCCATGGCTTAAAGGAAATTCCTTCAACTGAAACATCAATTTTAAATTCTGCCATCACTGTACTTCCATCCTTAATTTGCAATGTAGCATCTTGATCGCCATGACCTGAAACGCCAGTAACAAAATGTTGAACATTCGTAGCAGCGGCATGAGTTGCCGTTGCACCCGAATCTGTTCCAGCCGTCGTTTCTGACCATGGAGACATACCTTCTAATAATTGTACATACATTTTGTTACCTCATTTGTATAATTAATGATTTAAACATTTCTAATCCACACCTTGTGACGCCACAACATTAAAAGTCGCCAAAAAAAGGGTGGCTGTTTCGGTGGCCGCGCGTTCCATTGTCGCCATGTATTGCTACCACACTTGGAGCAAATTATCCCTTTTGATAAAGAAAGATCGAATCCCTTAAGGCACGTATTACATTGAAAGATTCGTATATCTATCATACTAAATTAGATGGCTTGCTTAATCGTATGATATTTTCACTTCTTTGATCCGATCCGGCCACATATACCATATGCTTCCCATTGGGATTAATGTCTTCTTTACTCTTTTCCCCATATCGCGCCCAAGCTTCTGTTATAACTGGCGCAAACCCTACATGGTCGGCAAATACATCTGTATCACACCAAACCTCACTGCCCTTTAGCTTGGCCCTATAGCAAAAGTACATATCTTCCGTTCCGGACTTAGGCATAACGAAAAAGGGAGTTCCCGTTCCTCCGGGTCCAGTATGTGCGGCCTCTTCGTCTTCTTCAAAAAGACTACGTTCTTCATTCTTTTTAGTAGAGCCTATATCAAAAGAAGCTGTCATGCCTTTTTTGTGAAACACATCTACATTAATCAACATACAGTGCGTCCCACCTCCATCTACTTCAACAAGTCCTTTGTTTAAATCGTCAAATGTTAAATTTCTATATGTGCCATGATCGCGCCAATTTTCAGCTTTTAAAACCCCAATCGCATGTGGGTATCTACGCATTGGATAAGGGGCTATCACAATGTCCTTATCATGCTTTAAAAACCTAGGTAAAATTTCTGGAGGAACGACAGCATCGTCATCAACAAAAAAGAGATGCGTAAACCCTCCATCTGCTGCCACTTGGCATAATTGCGTTCTTGCGAACTGCACAAACGTGCGTCCAATTATTGTCCAATTGAAATTAATTTCCCACTCTGTCCACTTCGACACACATTCAATGTGATTTGTATGAACTGGAGCTTCAAATGCATTAGTGTAGTTAGGCGTTGCTACTAATACTTTTGCCTCGCCAAATCCATCATATTTTTCAAAATCTTCCATTTCTCTCCTCTTTCCCTTTCCGATTACAAAATTTATAAAAGCAGGGTAGAATCATTGCGCTAATTCTACCCTGCTTCAAATCTACATCATTCGTAATTGAACTGTATGATTTGTGGCATTTACTGCCTCAAGAACAGTCCCAATCACTCCTAATCCACCGCCATAATGAGCATCCGTTGTCATTAAAGCAGTAGTAGCTACATGGGTTCCAATTGAAGCACTATCATGAGTAGTAGCTGCTGCTGGCAATCCAGCTGTAATAGTAGTCACCACTCTAACATTGGCTGGTCCATATATCTGTAATCTTCCAACGTCACTTGTAGAAAGAGTGGAATCACAAATTCCAGCAAGTGGCTTGGATGGCGCTAATGTCAAATTAGCCGTTACACTAGATCCCGACACCACATAACCCTGATCAGCATCGGTCGTAGTAACGTCAAATTCGGCAATATTGCCCGGAAGTAACTCTTGATCGCCGCCCTCTTGCACGACGACAAAGACTTTCTCGGCTTGTCCCCGAGATACGTTTGCGAATTGCATTTATCTTCTCTCTTTCTTCAGTCTATATGCAATTAAAGAACGCCAATCATACCGGCTTCAAAAGTCCAAGTATGAGCAGCCGTTGCTTCGATTGAAACACTTCCATTAGTTTCCGCGTCAGCTACACTGTAATTTAACTGTATAGCTGGCAATGCAGCGTCTTCTAAATCATCCCCCGCTGAATTGTCGGCCACCATAGTATTGAAATACAATAGATATGAAGTCGTTGGCCCAATAGCAAAATCTCTATCATCTCCATCAACCTCTACGGTACCTCTTACCACAGTGTAATCACCACTGGAATGAGTTCCACTAATTGTAACATCTCCTGCTGCCATATTAAGCCTCCTTTGGTATCAAGTAATACCGTCAAGAACGCCATGCTTACGGCGATTATTAGTGGCCATGTTTAGCTGCACTAATACCTGAGTCGTCAAAGCATCCTGATCAATCGGCTTCTGAAAGCCTTCTTCGCTCATCGCAAAGTTAGCAGCAGAATGGATGAACAGCATGATATGAGGAGAACTCAACACATAAGCCCTGCCAGAAGTGCAATAATCATCCCAAATTAACTTGGCACCCTTGAACATCACGGTGTCAACTCCAAGATCTGCACCACCAGAAGGATTAGGTTGATAGCGAATACGCGGCGTAACCAATGCTTCAGCAGACTCATGGACAGTCCGAGTTGTTACAACAAAGTCAGGCTTACCAGCGGCACCTTCCCGACCCTGCGAACACTGATTCATGATTGAGCGCAAGTTCGGAATCAGGTTCACGGCAGCTGCGCCAACAGAAGTAACGGCTTTATTACGCCATGAAGTATTAGTAGCTGGATTAATGCTGGCAAAAGATGTCGTCGCTGGAGTGGTATCAGTGACAGCCGAAAGGCCCGTCAACTGCTTGCTGGAAGAACCAGTACCATCAGAGAAGATGCCCGTTGCAACATTGTCAGCTAATGAATTATTAGCATTGCGAATCTTTTCTTTCATGAGATCAGCAATCTTTGCTGTACCGCTATTCTGGCGTAATTCATTACCAGAAATTGACACTGAAACCGCACCCTGCTTCCAATTAAAGAAAGCAGTTGTCAGTCCAGCCTGTGGCGTAACGTCAAGAATTTCGTAATCAGAATACCACTTAAATGTATTATTCTTTCCCGTCATAATAGGGATACGAATTCTCTCGCCACCATCTACGACCTTAATACGACCTCCACCCCTAAACCAATCAAGGGTTGGAGTAGCGTCGTATACATTGTCTTGAATCGCCCCTGAACTCAAAATCTTATCCAGAGTTGTAGACAATAAAGGGCCGTAGGTACGAGATAGGGTACTAGCCCCTACGGTTGATTGTACCATTGCTCAGTCCTTATCAAGAAGAGAGCGCATCAAGCAAGGCTCGATCTGTCACATCTTCCAATGTGTCCCCACGCTCTCGGTTATAATTAAGATTTGATCGAGTAGAATTAGGAGCAGACCTTGAAACAGTATTGCCACTAACGCCCCGAGCTATACGCTGTCGGTTGAAATTTGCCCTTGAAACTGGTCCGCCAGTACGGCTTCTCAGAATCGCATACAAATCCGTTGGTGTAATACCTGTATCATCAGAGGTGATTCGCTCCAATACGGCACGAGCCTCCTCTTTTACGTCTGGATTCCATATAAATCGACCATCTTCCATGGTGCCGAAATCATCCCCATATAAGTCAATGCCTTCTTCTATTGACTTTGAGGTAAACTCATCAGAAAGCTTATCAGACTCAGCTGCGTCTACATCATCCTGCCGGATGAATCCATTGACGTCAACAAAAGCTTCCAACATTGCCTTCTGCTCCGGCCTCAATCTGTCTACCAAGGCTTGCTTACGAGTCATCTCAGTCTCATCTTGGTTGGGCTCTTCTGGCGTCCCTTCCGAACCGCCTAAATGAGTTTCAATGGCCTCGAGTCGCGCTTGCGTATCTGAATTTCTTTGCCCCAAATCAGTTACGCTCCTTTGTAGATCACGAAATGTAGCCGCACCTCCCGGAAGACTGTCGGCATTTTCTTCCAAAAAGCGGAGTACTTGATCTCGACCTGCCGGTTTCTCCCCAGATCTGCCAGCCGGATTTCCAGAAGAAGCGGCATTGTGGCGGTTTGGGTCGGCGTCGCGGATGGACTCAGCACCCGACGCTCCAGCCATAGATTGCATAGCACTCAAAGAAGCTTGGGCGTCCATTTGTCGAAGTTGATCGTAAGCCGATTCTTCAGCATCAGACGAATCCATTCTTTGGACTTGCTCTTGGTCAGTAGCGGTATTCATTCTATATCTCCTTTTTATTCAGACTCTGGCAGCGCCTTAATACGCTTAGTTCGAGTCTTAGTTTCCCCTTTCCGAGCGGCTTTACTCGGATTCGACAATGTGTCGAGCGAGCTTACCTGTTCATTTGATCCCTCAAATGAAACATTCCATTTATTGGCAACTTTATGATTATAATCTTGCTCCCGTTGTATATCAGACAGCTTTCGTCCTGTTTCTTTTTGAACGTCAATTACTGTAGCGTTCGGAGACAATTCAGCATTTCTTCCTCCGTGGACAGCATCGCCAGCTTCTTGGACGTTCAATGCATTCATTATCTCTTTCTTTTCACGGCGACCATGAATATCACAATCCAAAGAAGGGTCATAATAGGCTTCAAATGAATGAATCGCCTGACTTGTGGGGAATAGACGCTGCATCCTCACTCCCTCATGTCCTTCGCCACAATAGATATAAGTCGTATTACGCTTATCAGATTCCACAAATACATCTTCTTCCATACGTCCACAATCTGGACATTCAAAGTCGTACAACGCCGGCATTAATAGCCCCCACCCATAGCGCGTTGCGTAGCACCTGAAACCTGCGCCGTATTCTTTGGTTTACGCTTGGGATTTTTAGTTGTCGTGTTAGGCTGCATTTGTCCCGGCAACTGCTGCGGAGGTCCGCCCGGAGCAGGTGGCGACTGGGGAGCGCTCGAAGGTTGTGGCGGTGCCGCCACTGGCGTTGTAGATGCTGCGGCTGACATTGGAGCCGATGGCAACATTTGATCACCACCCTGTGGTCCACCCTGTGGTCCACCTTGTGGTGCAGAAGTGGGCTGTACTCGCCCCGGAGCAGGTGCAGCGCCTGACGCCCTAGGAGAAGATAGCTGTGGCGCTTTTTGCCGTTGCGTCCCTCTTTGCCCCTGTGCCGCCCCTCCTCCTGCAGCCTTATTGTATTGATTTGTCGTTTTTTGGACTTGGCCCATAATAGACCTAGCAGCCGCTCCGCGTTCACCAGAGCCATGCATTTGGTTTAACTGCCGCTGCAATGAAACTCGTTTCTTTCTCAAAGAAGCAAGTTCTGCAACTCTATTGTCGCCCGATCTGCCAGCTCCTTGCATTGGAGCAGAGGGTATAGAAGTTGCAGCTGCGCCCTGACCTCCTGTGCCATTTCTAGTACGAAGTGGAACGGTACCATTTCCCGCAGGAGAACCCCCAGTAGGAGCTGCCGATGGAGCAGGGCCTGCCGGTTGCCTAACGGGTGGGGCTGGTTGCCTATTCCCATTGCCTCCTGCAGGATTATTCATCCTCTTCTGTGCCCTGACCTTTGAAGCCTGAGCTTCGCCTTCTGGCGTGTATGGAAACTTCTGTCCATTTACTGTTGGCATTATTATTCTCCTAAAATCCCAATCGGCTTCTTAAGCGTTGTATTAATCCTTGATCTGGTCCTTGCTGTGGTCCTTGCACTTCTGCTAAGCGATCTCTGTTTGCCGCTCTTCCCCTTAATGTTGGATAAGGGGACTGATATGGCTCTCGAGGTTTATACTCAAACCCCTCTGTAGGAGCATTATACTTCTTATGAACTTCTCGCCTCTTTTTATGACTTAGATTTGTCCTTTTTTTCATCTTATGTGCAGCTATTTGACTTCTAGTTTCCGAAGGCCCAATTGATCGACGCGTCTTCTCTCTCAATTTATTTACATCTGAAGTCTGCCTTTGTTTACGAAATTCTGCTTCTCGATCTTTCCAATACTGCCCTCTATCTTGCAGCTTCTTTTCGCCTTCTCTCTTCTCGGCAAACGCTGCCTGCTTAATCTGAGACTCTCGAGCGGCTTCGCGAACTGGCGCATCTTGATCCATAGCGAATTCTAAGCTTTCAGCGCTACCCTTTTTTGCTGCTGCCGACGTAGCAGCTATATTTTCTTTCGTAAGCCTAGCTTTCTCCTTGTATTGTGCATGTTTCTTTTTTCGTCCCTCTGCCAGTTTTTCTTGATTTTTCCAAAAAGCCTCTTCGCGCTCAGCGTCCCCTTTTTGACTCTGAGCCAATTCTAGGCTTTTAGCACCGCCCTCCGCGACCATTGCGTCCTTTTCTGCTATCCTCTCCCTCGTACTGGGAGGAGGCTTAAACGACTCTCCCTCCCACTTCGTACCTGCCGTCGTGCTACCTTCTTCTACCCACTCAGTGCCTTTTGGAATCTCTATATCTTCTACGGGCGCATCTTTAAGTCCATCATAAAGAAGCTTGGCACCATAAGCAGTAATGCCAGCAGTCATAAGATCGCCTAAGGCATCATCTTCTTCTTTGTATCCACCCTGTTGAATCTTTTTTTCAATTGCCGCAACGGACTTACGCTTCGCTCTTCGTCCCATTAGAATTCCTCCTGAGCACTTGTCATATCACTCAATTCTTTTTCTAAATGCCGCCTCCTTTGATCCTTCCTCAAAGTACGAGCTTCTTTAAGCAAGGCTGGCATTTCTGGATCATCTGGCTCCATTCGAGACAGCTTACGCTCAACAATCTCCAATCTTACGGAAGCATCATCGTCGTCGTACATAGAGCCCATCGTGGCTCCACTAACTACAATCCCAGTCATATTACTGCCCCTCTCTTATAGTTCGGGCAGCACTGCCATTTTGCCCGACTGGAGTAGGAGGTGATGCATTAAATTGCTCTGACATTGCTGGGCCCTGTTCTCGGCCCTGATTAGCAGCTTGAGCTGCTGCCATAGTTTCTGGTGTCATTTGCTGACCAGACAATTGAGCAATGGCCTCTTCTGGTAAGATAGCATCTTGCTGCATAGCTTGCTCTAACATTGGCAGGATTGTTTCAGGATCTTGAATTGCATATCCTCTTGTTAATAGGAGTTCTGTAATTCGAGCCAAATTAGGCACTTGCTTATAGATCATCTGGAATACCTGCACTTGACCAGATAAGAGATTCAATAGATCCAGCCACTGTTTGCGCTCCAGCATCATAGCCGTAGAAGAAGAAGTAATATCTATCTCGAAAGCATACTGACCTCGTGATATATCCTCATCAACTTGTATAAATGTTTCCGCTCGTGGATCAATAAGAAATACACGCTCTGGACGAAATTCTGTAGTTAGATTCCAAAACTTCTGGGCCTTACGAACTTGGAACTTGTTAAATAGATCTGCTCGTTCATCTTCTCTGGCTGAGACTCTACGATCAATAATATTAGCTTCTGTTGCAGAATCAGGATCGGGCATACGACCCGGCTGTGGCGTACCAGCCGTTCTGTCCAACAGGCCAATAACCATATCTAATAGATTGTTCTTTTCCGCTTGTCCCTGCCCAAATTGTATGGGCATAACAGCACGGCCTCCTGAATCAGCCAACCCCTCTACAGGAAAAGCAGTAAGATCAGGAGCATGTAGAACGCTTTCAATTTCATCCTCCTCAATTAAATCAGGATCGTATAGAAAGAGATTCTTCTGTTTACGAGCTGTATTAGCAAAAGCATCCAGCATTTCATGTGCTAATGACTGAATAGAATCTGCTCCAGCCATAGTTAATGGGGCATGATTAAACCACGTTTGAATACCACGCTCAAAATTGAGGATCTCTACGGGATAATCTTCAATCGTTTCATATGGCCATTCTTCGTCATCTCGTAAGAACTTTTTATTGCTGGGCACTACATTCAGCAATAAATTGCGCCTTTGGCCTATATCTACAGGGAAATTCCTAGCCCATATCTCCCACCCCACTACCAGTCCAAAATCGTCCTTAAGGTCTACGTTCTTGGACTCAGGCGCACCATCAATGCGCTCTGTTGGCTCCAATCCCTCACTATTCAGGGTTTGATCCATCAGCATCTCGTCAATAGGCTTCTTATATCGAAAAGCCACCCAACGAGCATCGGTTATTCCATTTTGTGCCAATGGATCAATAAGAACCGATCCCGGCTCCCATCGCTGTCCAAATGGAGCTTCCCACTTAATTGAAGTATCACGATCAGGATCGCCACGATTCGATTGACGATTATGCTCTTCAATGTGATCTTCAAGTAAAACTTGTATAGTGCGATGCAGTTCAGGAGTCTGTAGTAAATTAGTATGTGCTTCTATATGCTGATCGTGCAACTGGTCAGGCATGACTCTTGTGGGCTGACCCATCCGTAAAAAGTCATTTTCTGTAATAGCATCATCTATAACATTTTGCGGATCAAAGTTAACCATTCGCTCCACTAACCCGTCTATATCCGTCATCCAGCCAACTTTGGCTGCGCCAAACGGAGATAAAAAGGCGTCAAGCAAAACACGCCTATCTTGTTCCAGTTGATTTGTTTCTCGATACCAATAGTCAGAAATACGTGCTACAGACGTTTCTGCTCCAACTCCCTCTTTATTAAAGGGTAGTACTCTGAATTTAGGATCATGAGCAGCTATATTGGCCACAGACTGAGAAACCCAGCCGTAGACAATATTGGCCTTAACCCTGTGGCCCGGATCAATGCCCCGACCAACTTCAGCTTCTTTCATTGATTCACGCAAAGAAGCCGCATCCATATTGTACTGCTTTATTAGAATATTAGCAGCATCGAAATACGGCTTATAGTACCGAATAGCATACTCTATCTGTCGATTCCAGTATCCTATTCGATCCTCAACGCGATTCCTTCCCGGATAAGACAGGCTCATCTAAGGCTTGCCCTTGTAAATCGCGTAGATCTTCCTCCCGTACCTCGATCATGGGCACCTTTTTGCCTTTTAAGCTGCCGCATCGCAGACTTACGATCTGCATGACCCTTCCTAGTACTTCCTCTATGCGCGTATTCGGGCCGTTCTCCTCGAAATGCCATTTTTTAACCCCCTGTAGTAGCCTTCGTTTTTTTAGATGCCTTGGCTGCTTTACGTCTTACGCGTTCCGGCAATTGATTACCCATATCCTTTTCGGTTAACTGCTTTGCCGTTTCCTCCGTAATATCATGCTTCCTGCGGAGCTTGGGATCTTTAAGCGCAGCATAAAACAATCGCTGCTGGGCCTTTGACTTAAACGGCATTACTTATCCTTACTGGACGGTAGGCTCAGGATGGGTAGAACCCACCGCCCGTAACCGGAAAGGAGGAAAAGCAACTGTGCGGTTGACACAGTCCTAACTCCAAAATATCATAATTCATCTGTTTGTGCTTCATCAAAAGGGTTATGCTCTCCCATTATAGGAGCCCCCTTAGCAGGATGAAATCCCTTAACCCGCCTTTTGTGTCGTGCCATTAAGTCTTTAAAGCTATATCCAGCTTTTATTACGGGTTTTGGTCCCTTGGGACGCCTACGTCCGGGCCTAAGCTGTCCTAAACCACGGCCAAGTAGCGTAAAAACATCTACTTGATCGTCATGAGCGCCAGCGGGAAATCGAGTCAATTCATAGAGCAAATCCTTGGTCCACGACTTATCTGACGGCAAATGCACCATACCCTGCTGGGCTCGGCCCTGAATAGACAAAGCTCGCTCTTCTTTGCGCCGTGACATATTAAAGGATTCGCGAGGGCAAAATACATCTCTCTCGCGCATCCTCTTGCGGATAAGAGGGTCGGCCATGTTTAAAATGGCTCCTTTCTCCTCAAACCACTTGGCTATATCCCACTTTTCAATCAAATCCAGCTGCGCTTCAATCCAGTCAAACGATTTAGCTCTGGCTCTGTACCAGTCAACGACATAGATATTGGCATGGGCGTCCAGCCCAAATACGCCATGTACCGTCCAATCCCGTGAAGAATCGTCTGTAGCATAATCAGATGCTCCATAAAATCGCATCATCTTGGGATCTGGCAAGGTGGTATACGATTGGAACCAATCAGCATGAAAATAGTCGCCCTCCTCCTTAATAGGCGACTGCTGGTACAGCGCCATAAAAGAACGCTCTCCCAAAACGGCTTCCTGCTCTAATACGTCTTCTTCGGAATACCACTCAGGCCATAACACCGCTCCCGGTTCTCTGCCCAGCGGATCATCCAATTCCGCCCGCACCGGCAATCTCAGTATATCCCAATCTCTAATTCGAGTATCCTCTTTAGAGGCGTCTATAATACGTCCAATCAGATCATCGTCATGCCAGCGAGTAGCACAAACCACAATAGACGCCTGTGGCTGTAAGCGAGTGAATACTACGTCTTTATACCACGTATAAGCCCGTTCCCGCATCTGGATGGAATAGGCGTCCTCTGGACCCTTAAACGGATCGTCGATAATAAAGAGATGAGCACCACGGCCTGTAACCGCCGTACCCACACCAGCCGCTATGTAACGCCCTCGCTGATTCTCAATGCGCCAATGGTCAACAGCTGCAGCTGTCGGGTCCAATCGTATCCCCTCAAATACACGACTATATTCGGGAGAAGAAAATATCTGACGTACATCGCGTCCAAAGTCATTAGAAAGATCCTGACCGTATGTTCCGAAGATGATGAACTTATTAGGATTGCGACCAAAGTACCACGCAGGAAAACGACGTGATACCAACTCGCTCTTAGAATACCGTGGCGGTAAACAGATAATCAATCTGCGACAGTCACCCCGCTCAACTGCCTCCAGCTTCTCACATATAGCCTGATGATGCGGACCAGCCTTAAACTCATCAAACGTATACTTAGAAAAAGCAAGAAGAGACTCCGAAGCCTCCTCCCTCTTCAGAAGCTCCTCCGCCGCCTTCTGTTGATCAGTACCTAAGCTTTGCACTAGATAGCTCTAAGCAGGAACTGGCTCAGCCCCCATGGTTAACTCCTTAACCCGTGCTTCCTCCACAATCTCCGCATCCACTGCCAGAGCCTTAGATTGCCCGGCAATGATCTGTCGCAGCTCCTCACGAGTCAATTCCGGCAATTCCTTGGTCTTACGCTGGTGCTGGTCAATCTTAATCTCTTTAGGAGCGTGAAGACCCAGAATCTTGCACCGCTGCTCTATACACCACTGGATACCCTGCAAAAACGAACTGGTGCCATTACGCTTGATCGTTTCCAGCCGTTTCCGCGATAACCGCATTATTGAGTCCTCATCTACATACTCTAACGCTTCCCTTGACTCATCTGACTTAGAACCCTCCCACGCCGTCCAATACTCTGCCTCCAATGCATCTATGCGAGCTAACTCCTGATTCTGGCGGCGATTGAAATCCACCAGCGTAGATTCCAGCCACGCATCTTTAATCTGCTTTAATTGACGTCCCACATAATGCACAGACACATTCATCGTCTGAGCAATCTCTTTATGGGACTTCTGCTTCAGGTATAGACGGACAATACCCTGCTGGTCCGCTACACGCTGTAATTTACCCTTCCTCGCTGTCACTTATTCTATTCCCCGTTATATCAAACCTTTGCTCCACCTCAACCGGCTCAGCTACATACATACTCGGTGGTGTAAAGCCTAATACCGTATTGATCCCATATCCACCGTCAGGACACTCATGCCATTCAGCAAACTCAGGATACTGTGGCCTCTGCTCTCCATCACCCACCCAAGTCTTAACCTCAGACTCCGATACCCCTATAAACATAAAGATATTGCAACGAATGCACTTAACCTGCAGCTGACGTTCCATAATAGCCTCCTAATACTACAAAAGTGACGAATAACTTATTAATAAGCAACTATTTCCAGTTTCCAGACCAAAAAATGCTCTACTCGATAGGGGTACTATCAATTAAAGTTAAAACCGCGCATCCGGGGGGACCGAGCACCCCCCTATAAAGGCTGGGCTCTATACGCGTTGATCAACCGAAGCCTAAGTTTTACAGTTCCTTAGGAACCAATTGAGCTTGTAGCAGCCTATAAACAGCTGATCCTATGCTAAGGGAGCCCAATAACAGCTGAGCCGGGGGATATTAACAGCTGAAGCCGAGGTACGTTGTTATAGCCCAGCTTAACGCGTATTGTCACCGTTCTGATCTTATATCGATGTCTTGGCCTTATAACAGCTGATCCTCTTTAGGCTGGCTGTTCAGTTGTTTAAAGTAACTGTTCAGTTGTTTAAGGTAACCGTTCAGTTGTTATTGATCACAGTTGTTCAATGGGAGGGGAGGGGGAGGGGTGGAG